CCCATACAACGAAGGGGCATCGGCGACCGCCAAGACAACATGGACGATGGTCCCCGCCGAAGGTGTCCGCACGATCGAAGCGGGCACGCAGATAGAAGCCGGCGGACTCGGCTTCTACGTCGAAAACGCGACTGAAGTCCCAGCCAAAGCGACGAGCGTCGAACTCCAGGTAGTAGCTCTCGCGCGCGGCACGGAATACAACAAAGTCGAAGGGGTCGCGCTCCAAGTTAACCCATACGACTGGGTAACCGCCGTCGAACTGATCGGCGAAACCACCGGGGGGGCGGAGCAGGAAGAAGACGCGGCATACCTCATTCGTCTCGCCGCGCAGCTCCAGCTTCAGGCACCCCGCCCAGTCAACGCCGCCGACTTCGCTCCGTTCCTGCTCGGGGTCCCGTCCTCGATCTTGCCCGCCGGCATCGTCGTCGGTCGTGCAACTGCCATCGACCTGTACAACGCCGAAACGAAAGAAGAAGGCGTACCGAACTGCTGCACGACGTGGGTTACCGACCCGGAAGGCAGCGCTCTCAGTGGGCCAGATATGGAAGCTCTTCAAGCGTGGGTCGCCAAATTCCTTGCGCTGAACTTTATAGCACCCGTCGAAGCGCCAGCCTATGAGAAAATCTATGTCACCTTCAAGATCCATGTAGAAGAAGGCTATGCTCCCGAATCGGTCGTAGCTAGCGTCAAGGCTTCCGTCGAAACCTTGATTAGCAAGAAGTGGTGGGGCAACCCAACGGCGTCCACGACTGGCCCGCGGCAGTGGGCCAACGAAAAGATCGTCCGGTACAACCTCGTGCTCAAGGCGATCGAGAGCACGCCGGGGGTGGCTTATTGCTTCGCGGGTTCGACCGGACTTAAAATGGGAACTAGCGCCACGCCTACGGGTACGGCCGATATCACGTTATCGGGAATTGTGACATTGCCCGAAGCGACATCTGGAACCATCGTAGGGTCCTCGGGATAACTGACGTAAGGAGTTGGGCATGGGTTCAACACGCGTGAACGCTAAAGGCGAAGAAGAAACGATTGCGTCCAAAGTCCAGCCAGGCGGCCACCCGTACCCGGGACAGGCGATAGAGGCCGGTGGAGTAATGGTCTGGGACGGCGCCGGATGGCAGCCGCAGACGGCTGCCGACGAAGATGGCGCGGCAGCCAACGAAACCGCGCTTGTCACGAATGGATTGCTCAACCAATTCGGCACCATCGATCGGCAGCGGAACAACCAGTATGACGAGGTGGCGCTCGCGTCGGAAGCGCGGACGGGATCTGCGAGCAGCCCGGTGCAGATCAACTACAACTTCAGCAAGCTATTCATCCGTCTCGTGGAGACTGGTCCCGTAGGCACCGGGACATTGCAGGTCTCGATAGGTGCGAACAACGGCGCCCTCGCGCGGTTCGTGCCGATCACGCCGACCGAAGAAGGGAACATCCACTGGTTTGAGGCCGGCCCCGGCTTGACGAATGCCGCCGAAGAAGGCGCTGTCACAACGGTGCCCAAGGTATACGCGCAGACGGCGAACCTGTTCATACCGAGAGAGTTCATCCTCTCGGTCACTCACAGCAACTCCTCATCCTGGACCTACGAGCTGCTATACGGCCTGACGCTCTAGGGGCCTCGATGACCCTCCTACTACTGCTGGATGAAGATCGGGAAGCCTTAGAGCCGGTAGAAGCGGACATAGTTGGTAAACGCCTGGAAGAGAAACTGGCTCCGTGGATGACCCCGGACCTCGCGCTACTGTGCCAGGCCGTCGGCGCGATGGCACAGCCGGTGATGGAAGTCGCCGAAGACGAGGGCTTCGACGGGGAGCCCGGATACATACCTGGATACGGCCGGATCTTCGACCCCCGCCTGTGCCCGGCGCAGTACCTCCCATATCTCGGAATGTTCGTCGGGGTCCAGATCCCGATCGGTGCGTCCGAAGCGGAAGCCCGCGCGTTGGTGAAAGCCGAGAGCGGACTGGAACGCGGCACCGAAGCGTCGGTCAAGGCCGCTATCGAACGAGCCATCTCGCGGTTTTGGGCGCCGAACACTGCGTTCACGGCCGGGCAACTTGTGCGGCACGAATCCCCCGAGGGGCTGCTGTGCTACGAAGCCACGTCAAACTTCACGTCCGGGCCATCGTTCACGACCGCGCACCTGACGCTCGTGAACATCGCCACCCAGTACGAACCCCTGCCGCGCGAGAAGGCCAACGGGGAATCCAACCCGTACTACTTCACGGTACTCGTTCATCCGCAGCAGTTGACCCCCGAAGGAAGCATAGGGCGGCTCGACGCGAACGTCAAAGGCGTCAAGCCGGCAGGACTTGTGCCCGAATATGTGCTGACCGAAGAACCGTTGCAGACCGACCCGTACATCGACGAGTTCGCGCGCCTGATCGAAAACATCGCGGGCGAAATCGAAACACTGACCTTAGCGGAGGTGACCTGATGGCATTGAACTACGCGACAAGCAAAAACTTCGCGCTACGGATGCTAACCGGCAAAAACCCTGGGCACGAAATCGGCACGGGGTTTGCTTCGCTCGGGGAAGATGTCGACAAACTGCTGCTGGGCATCGTGGTACAGAAAGGCAGCACGGAAGGCGTCAACGGCTCCGCCTACGTAATGGTCACCGAACCGGGCACCCTGACACTCCCCGCACCGACGATAAATGCGCGGATCGCCGCCTACTGCACCGAAGCTGCGAAAGAAGTCACGGTCAACGCCAGCACCCACGGCGGAACGATCTACGGAGACTTCATCCATGCTGCCGCCACGATCAAGCTACTGCCGTGGCAGCACGTCATTCTCCAGGCGGATGGCACCGCCAACTGGCTCATCGTCGCTGGGGAGCCGCAGCGGGAACATCAATACACGGCAGTAAGCAAAGTCGCAGCTGCCGTCAAAACCTACGAATCCGGCGAATACTCCGCGTCGCGCGAGACGCTGGTCAGCGTGAAAGTGGTCGGAGTCGGTACCGAAAACTTCCCCGTTATAGAAGTCGGAGGCGTGAACGTCTCGGGCACCTTGTCAATGTCGGTGGCAGGGACCGAAGCAAACCTGGCCGTGGTCGTTCCTCCGGGCGAAAAGCTCAAGGTGAACAACGGGGACGGCGCAAATACCGTGAACGTCTGGGTATCTACGCTATCGCGCTGACGAATTAGCACTCGTGCGACGTGGCACGAGGGCGCCTGTGAAATGCTCTTCAGGCTTCGCCCTAAAGGGTTTCGCCGGTTTCCAGGCTCCAGAATCTGACACTGTTGGCGTAGTGGCCCCTGTGTGAGCAGGTCTCGACTTCGCCGCGGTCGAAACCCGGCGGCTCTGGTGCCGCTTCGGATATGCAGTGATAACGCCCGACGTACCATTTTGCCCCCATCCCAACAAACCCGGGGCTGAAGGTGTTGATGTCGTCGAGCTGATAGCTCACGGCCTCGCCTGCGACTAGGTCAGCCAGCTCACAGGTGGCCTCTCGTCGAGACGTCCAGTTGCGAGGGCTCTCGCGGTAGATGGCGCTCATGGCCCCTGTTGTGATCGTGATGAAGATGCGACCGTAGCGAGCTTCCTCGCTTTCGCTGGAGGTCCGTCTACGTTCGACGCGTTCTTGGCCGCAGAAGACTGCCCTCGGACGGGCATCGGCCGTCGCGGCAAGCGCGAGCTCGCAACGGGTTCGGTGCCACGTTCCGAGCCGCCTCATCCTGAGACTTCCGCTGGCGTTTCGGGCTCGCCGATTTGCCGCTGAGCTTCTTCGCTTTCGCGTTGGAGCTTTGCATCCGTTTCTTCGCCTTCGCGCTTGATCCTTGCGCCCTCTTCTTCGCCCTTTACGACTGAGGCTTCGCTTTCTTTGGCGGACTGCGCTTGGCGTTCCTGGGCTTCGGCTAGTTCCTGGCCACAGAACGTGGCACCGAACCCGTTGCGAGCGCAGGGCTTTGCGTTTAGGCCGACGTTGACGAGGGCGTGGTCAAAGGTGCCCGCACGCCAGGCCACGACCAGCACGGCGAGTACCAGAACGATGAGGATGCGCGATGACGCTCGCTGGTACCAATGCTTCGAGGAATCGGGTCCCGGTGGCTCAGCGGCGGTCATGTGCCATCGGATGCAGGGTTGGCACCAGTAAGCAGTTTCCCGGCGTGGTGTAGCGAAACATATCCGCAGGATTCGCAGATTGCCGCGACCACCTCAAAGCCCATCGCGAGGTCTACGTCACCGGCAGCGTCAGAAAGTCCAGCGACCCAATTGGTCCCCTCAGGCAGCGACCAGTTCCTCTCACCGCAGGCCGGACATGCTGGCAGTACACGCTCAAGCGCCATGCGCAGTGCCGGCATGTCTGGTGCTGCTTTCCCGATCTCCCCATCGACATCCGACATGCCGCAGAGCATACAGGTAGCAGTCAAATCAGCGGAATCCCCTGGAGGTCTTCAAGTGACCCATGCACCCAACCCGCCGGCACCCTGAGAATGCCTCCCGAGACAGATCAGGGCCGAGAAGCGAAGGCGATCCAGCTAGCAGAGCAGAGGGGACGCCGCGAACAGGTCGTAGACGGACGGATCGACGAGCACGACCGGCGCCTGAATGCGATCAACGGGTCGATCGAACGCTCCGCGAAAGCCCAGGAGGTTCTCGGGACGAGGGTGGCTGGGGTGGAGCGCCGGATCGACGAGGTGCTGGCGAAGATGAAGACCGCCGAGGAGGTCTCCCAGGCACTAGCGCAGTCCGCGACGGACGCGGTGTCCAAGCAGCTTTCCCGCCGCGAGTTCTGGCTCGGGGTTGCTGCTATCGCCGGGGCTCTTGTCGGCCCCCACCTGGGAGGCGTGAGATGACCCGCAACAACTTCTACACGGCTGGCCTGGTGATCTTGCTGTTGGCGATCGGCGTGAACACGTACTTCGTGATCGACGACCACGGCCGCGTAGGTAGCGACGAAGCGGCGACGTGCACCATCCAGAGCCGTGGGTTGAGAGGCCAGCACCACCTCACGGAGATCATGGCCGACGTCGCGGAGCTGCTCACGCCGGCGCCCCGCACACCCCCTTCGACCGCAACGCCCCTTATCGCGCCGTTGGCGAACCTCCGCGAACAGGTTGGTGCGTACGTGACGATCGAGGGGGAGCAGCCGAAGCACCGGAAGTGCTGATGCTCGCCGTTCTCCTCGGCCCGGTGAGCGAACTGTGGCTGCGTCCGAGCCTCTACAACTTCTTCAGCAGCGAATGGGGTGGAACCCTTTTCAAGCTGCTGGAGCTGCTGCTGATCTTCGTCGTGATCCGACGGGTCGTGCGGCCGTGGGCGAGACGCGTGCATAAGCACATGGAATGTCAGGTCGATGGCTGCTCACGGTGGGGGCACCCAGTTCCGGGGACCGGCTACCGGGCCTGCCACCACGAAGGCCACCACCCGGCGGTCGCTCATAAGCCCGGTGAAGCGGTGACCGTCGAGCACATCCGCGTGGCGCATCAGAGCGCTACGCATCCCTCCGACTGATCGAGGTCCATATGAGACGCCTGTTCTTCGCCAGCTACTGGGCGACTATCGCTGTCTTGTTCGTAGCGATAGTCGTCGTCGGTTGCGGCAAAACCGCGCCGTCCAAGCCGAGCGCTCCGGCTCCGCTCAAGCCGCTGGCCCCCAAGCCTGGCGCCGTCAAGCCCCCATCCGGCGAAGCACCGAGTTGCGGTCCGAAGGTCAAGGCGGAAATCGAAGCTGGCCACGGCGAACTCGGGGCATGCGCTCCCAGCGCCGTGGTCGAAGCGCCGACCGCTCGGTTCGCCGTCCTGGTCTCCCAGGGCGCGGTGAGTCATGCGACCGGCCCGGACGTGAGCAACAACAACCCGTTCTACGGCTGGGCGCCGGTCAAGGCGCACGGGCATCCGTTCGCGTACCTAAAGACGATCCAGGGCACCGCGTACGTGGACTCCACGGCGTCGGGGATGGCGAAATCCGCTCGAGCTGCCGGTGTGACCCCAGGCGGCTACGACTTCCTCGAAGTCTGTCGCACGTCGAGCGCGGGAGAGGCCCGGCTGTTCGCGGCGAGGCTGAAGGCGATCGGCCTCGTCGGACACTCATTCCTCCCCGTCGGGGATGCGGAGTGGCCGCTTCACCCGAACTGCACGACGACGGGTGCCCGGGCATGGATCACGTCGTGGATCGACACGGTGCATTCCCTCACCGGAAGGTGGCCCGCGATCTACACGGGAGCGTGGTGGTGGAACCCTGTATTGGGCTGCTGGCGACCTCCGCACGCGAAACGCTGGGTCAGCGGATACGGCTCCCGTTCAAGGCTTGCGATCCCGTGTGGCTGGGGTGGTGTGGACCTGTGGCAGTACACCGACCGCGGGTTCAACGGTGTCAGCACGACTGACATGAGCCGCCTCGAAGTTGCCGAGTCGGCGTTCACCGGGAGTGCTCCAACGCGCGCGCAGGCGGTGGCGCGCTGGCACAGGGAACTCAACAAGGCGTACGAACTGCGTGCCGAGCTCCACGCGGACATCGACCGGCGTCACTGCCGTCTGACACCACCGACGCTCGGGCACGCAACACCCCCGAGCTACCACACCCTCTGCGGTCTCTGGCTTGCGCACGGCAAGCGCGAGGCCGCTCGGATCGCAGATTTTCACCATCTTGGTATCTACTAGGTCGGGTATAATTCGCACCAATAGAAGTGCCCCCGCGCGGTTGGACGCCGGGGGCATGGCCACGCCTAACTAGGAGGTGCGACATGCCGAAGGGTACTTGCTCGATCGATGGGTGCGATAGGGCGGCGTTGGCGCGGGGATGGTGTCGTGCGCATTATGGCCGCTGGGAAAGGCACGGCGACCCGTCGGTGGGTGGCCGCGTGCTTAGCTCCACCCTATCGTCGGAGGAGCGTTTCTGGCTCAAGGTGGACAAGAACGGACCGACGCCAGGGCATCGTCCCGAGCTGGGGTCGTGCTGGGTTCGCACCGCAAAGCTCAAAGCCGGTTACAGCTATATCGCTGATAGTTCTGGGCGCCAGGTCGTCGCTCACCGCTTTGCCTACGAGCTACTTGTGGGGCCGATCCCAGAGGGCCTTGAGCTCGACCATCTCTGCCGTAACCGTGCCTGCGTCAAGGTGACCCCCGACGATCACGGCCCAGCGCATCTAGAGCCTGTCACCAAGCGGGAGAATATTTTGCGGGGAGAGGGCATGGGCGCTCGCCACGCGAGACAGACCCACTGCAAGCGCGGGCACCCATTCGACGAGGCCAATACCTATTGGTGGAATGGCTATCGCGCGTGTCGCACTTGCCGCCGGGAGCGCGACGGGGGGCGGTAGGACGACGCTTCCCGCTACCGGCACGCCTACGCAGCACCCACCTATCCAATACGTCGTATAGCGAAGGGATTACTGATGGCCGAGCTACTCGCAATCTCGAAGGACCTGAAGAACCTCACCACCGTCACGACCCTCGCTACTGATGGGTCGGCGGTCGTGAAGTTGACGGGCAACGCGCAGTACAAGCCCGAACTCCGGTTGACGAAGGCGGACGTGGCGAGCGTGCTCAAGGGACTCTCGGCCCCGGCGCCTGTGCCTCCGGCGCCGCCCACGCCCCCGCCGGCACCTCCGACGCCTCCCGCTCCACCCGTGCCTCCGGTTGAACCGGGCAAGCTGATCGTCGGCGTTGACATCGGGGGCTGGCCCGCGATCTTCCCGCAGATGGCTGCGGCTGGGATCAAGCGCTTCCGCACCGGCACGACCGCGCATATCGCCGAAGCGGCGCAGCACGGCGTTACTCCGGCGACGGTGATCTTCGGCGAAGGCGGGACGATCGGGAGCATCAACCCCGCGAGCTACGCCGCCGAAGTGCTGGCTGCTGTGAAGAAGTTCGGGCTGACCGCGATCGAGGTTCTGAACGAGCCCGGCGGGAGCTGGTTCTGGACGGACCCGCAGAACTTCACCGCGTACACGACTCTGTTGAAGGCGACGCACGAAGCGCTGAAGGGCACGGGCTGCAAGGTGCTCGCCTCGTGGGATGGCGGCTCGGTGGAAAACCCGCCGAGCAGGTTCGGTCCCGGCGTCAAGAAAGCCGGCGGCTACGCCTACTGCGACGGTGTGACCGTCCATCCGTACGGCGGGGAAAAGGGTCAGGCTGGTGGCGCGAACGGCAACCGCGCAATGATCGAAGCCGCCCACAAGGAAACCGGGCTCCCGGTCTACATCACCGAGGTCGGCTTCCCAACCGGCACCGGGGCCGACGGTGACTCGCAGGCGTGGACCGAAGCTCAGCAGGCGGCGAACATCACCTCCCTCGGTGAGTGGTGCGAGCAGCAGGGCTACGTCGCGATGCTGATCGTTTACAACCTCATCAACGCCGAGGACTCGGGCACGAACCAGTACGGCGTCTGGAAGCACACGCTCGCACCGAAGCTCGGTTCTGCCGCTCTCGCGGCTTTAGCAGCGTCCTGAATCAACCTCTCCGCTCTCGAAAGGAGCCACATGTCTGCTTCAAAGCCGCAGCTCATAACGGTGCAGGACAACACGAGCGCAGGGACGCTCACCGCCGAGCAGTTCAAGGATCTCGTCGCGGGCCTGTCGATGCAGGCCGCCGATGACTTCAACGAGTCGTGCTGGGTCACGCAGGATCTCGCGCCGGCGATCACGGTGCAGGCGGTGCCGCGCGGCGCGAAGGTGCCAGACGACTCGTGGCATATCGAACTGCTCGACGTCTGCGACGACCCGGGCGCGCTCGGATACCACGAAGACGCGTCGTTTGACCGCCACTCGACGGGCCCGAAGAAAGCGTCGGGACGCTCGTCGCGAGGCCTGCGCGCCGGTGCTCTGACGCCGCTGTCGAAGATCGGCGTGAAGACGTCGCGTGAAGACGGCGTCGACCCGGCCGAAGTCGCCTCGCACGAGATGCTCGAGATGACGGTCGACCCCAACGTCGTCAGCACAGTGCGGTCGGTCATCAACGCGGCGAAGAAGCAGAAGGTGATTGTCGAGGTCGGTGACCCTGTGCAGGAGTGCGGCTACAAGCGCGGCAACGTCACCGTCGCGGACTTCGCGCTGCCCGCATGGTTCGGGCTGCCCCAGCACGTCAACCCGACGCAGATGTCCTTCCGCTCGTCGGTGAAGGCAGCGTTCGAACTCGCCCCCGGCGGCTACATCTCGGTCGCTCCGCGGGCAACCGAAGATTGGACGCAGGTCTATGGGAGCGCGGGAGCGTGACGGCCGCCAAGCAGCTCGTCACGAAGCTCGTCAAGCTGCCGTCGGCGCTCATCGGTCTCCTGGTGCTCGTCAAGGAACGCCTGATCGCCGCGCTGCAGGAAGTGTGGTTCTCCGAGCCGACTGCCGTGATCGCAGGCGCCGTCGCTGCCGTGACGGCTGTGGCGAGTGCGCTCGGGGTGGTGCTGCATCAGAGCACTGCGGAATTGATCGTGACCGTGCTGATCCCGATTGCTGTCGGGGCGTTGGCGCGACGCACTACGACGTCGACGAAGGCCGGCAGGGTCTTCGCGCTCGCCCGTGCCGGCACGCACCGGCACGTCATCAGCGTGCACTTCTGGCGACGAACGGCGCTGCTGGCCAGGCGCGCGGATGAACGGCTGCAGGCCGCTGCCCTCGCCGAAGGCGGCAGTGGCTGGCCACCGACCGATGAACCTGAACGCCAGACGCTCTACGCGCGCTTCGCTGGCGCTGTTACGCCGTCGAGCAAGCTGGAGGTCCGGAAGGCCACGCACTCAGAGCGGGGCCGCTGGGTCGTGCTTGTTGTGGGGCAGTCGTGACGGCCGCCGAGCTGATCAAGCACCTGCAGAAGGCAAAGCCGACGGCTGAAGTCCTGCTGTGGAACGACGCGACCGAAGAAGGCGACCTCCCGCTCGGCAAGGTCACGGTCGACCGTGACGGCGTGAAGTTGGAGCCGGCGTCGTGAAGGGCATCGAATGGTGCGTTGGCTATGTGACGCATCGGTGGCTGTTCCCGTTCAAGCACGAGCGTGAACAGCACGAGGACTACGAAGTCACGCTGAACGTAGTCCGGTAGCTCGCCTGCCCCTTCGGGGGCGGAAGTGACAGGCCTCGGCCATCGGCCCGGGCTCAACGAGACAAGGAGACGCATGGCATCCGCCTACGCCTACTACCTCTCACGCTCACCGTGGCGGCGCTACTGGCGTCGTCTGTTTCAGCCCAGGCGCACGCGCCCGGGTGCAGGACCCGCCGTTGCGACGATCACGCCTACCAGCTCTGGCTGAAGCACAACCCCTACACGGGGTATGTGGTCGAAGGTCGCGTCTCCACGTTCGGCGCGCTGACCGGCGACTCCGAAGGCGAGACGGCCGACGGCGGGAACACCGACCGGCCCTGCATCGCCATTCGGGATGACTCGACCCTCGGCCGGTGGTTCGAGGTCACGGTCGACGGGCATCACGCCCGGCTCCTGCACTGCGATTTTGGGTAGTGCATCAGTTTGAGAGTTCGGCGATCTCAACGGGCGTCCAGATGTGATCTGCGATCCCTGCGGCCATCGCGGGAGTGCGCGGGTAAGGGTTGGCGAGCGTCTTGTGCGGACGGGCGAAGTTGTAGTGCATGAAGTGCAGCGCGACCGCTGCGGCGTGGCTCTCTAGTTTCTTGGAGAACGCGTTTGTTAGCCGCGTGTACCGGCGCATGTTCATCCTCATGGTGAGGTTCTGCCGCTCGATATAGCTGGTGCTCACCTTGGCGAGATCCGGGTCGCCGAGCTGCGGCTTGACGCGGACGCCCGTGCAGGCTGGTGGGCTGTAGCGACCCGGCGCGACGGTCGTGGTCTTGTATTCCTTGATGACCTGCGCCCAATCCACGTCGCTGGCGAACACGAGCCCCACGGCGCCCTTGTAGCTCGCGTGCGCGTCTGTGGAGAGCTGGATGCGGTAGCGGAGCCGGTTGCGTAGATCGTCCAGGAACGCGATGCAGTCGGCGGTCTTCCGTTCCCCCAGCAGCCACGACGGCACGAGCTTTGAGTCGGCGTCGATCGCCACCCAGCACCAGACATCCCCGACTCCGAACTCGTCCTTGCGGTCGTCGGGCACGTTCTTGGCCTTCGAGCCGACGAAGCTCCATATCTCATCGCATTGCATCGTCGTGCAGTGAAGGTCGCGCAGTGTGCGGTCTTGGTACTCGGTGCAGGCCGCGCCCACGTCCAGCAGCAGCTTTGAGACGGTGTTGAACGAGCACCCAGCCATGCGGGCCGTCGCCCTCATGCTGTTCCCCTCCGTGAGCATTGCGATGATCTGTGTGCGCCGCTCGATGCTCAGTCGGTTCATGTTGACATTATGCGTGAGCGGTCGGACAGAAAGATCAGTTTCGTACTTCCTGTTTTCCGCTCGCACTGTGATAGCATAATAGGAACCTCGTCCCTAACTGGAGGTTCCTTCCCTGATGGCTGAGCCTGCTCGCAGCTTCCACCAACCGCACGAGCGCGTCACCCAGCTCCACCGCGTAGGCGTTTCAGAAGAGACGATCAAGACGGCAGTGCTCAGGGGCTTCGTAGCACGCTCCAGTTGCACGTCATTCGATCCGCCGAGCTACCCCGGAACCGTGCAATGGGCGCAGACCCATCGTGCGTTGAGGATGCTTGCGGTCGCCCAGGACTGGACGCCCACGGACGCGCACAACTACTCACGCATCATCAGCCCCGATGCAAAGATCGCGATTACGGTCGCTACCGGCGATGAGAACACCGGGATAGAAAGCGAAGCAGAACCGCGGACGAAGCACAAAAAGGGCACAGAGACGACGCTCGCGGTCGAGACAAACGTCAAACTCGATGAGCAGCTAACGCTCTGGCCGGCTCCAAAGGTCGTCCAAGATCAGAAGCCCACGATCTCGGCGCAAACGCTCTGGATCGTGCTCATCACCACCACCCAGGAGGAGATTCGCTACGAGCTGTCACGCCCCAAAGGGCAAGACGAGCAGGGGCGTGTCGTGTCTTGGTACGACCGGATCATCTTCGATCCAATTGAGATTGAATCGATTCCCAGCGGGAAGAACGATGATGATGATGATGATGATGGGGATGCAGGCGTATATGTGCCCGTCGAACGGATCTAGGCGTGTTCACCCCATCACGATTGACTCTGGCGCGTCAGAGGCGCGGACTAAACAAGAAGCGCATTGCTGAACTTGTTGGCGTCTCGACGCGCGCCGTGACTGGCTTCGAGTCGGGTGAAACCGTCCCGAGCGAGCTAACCGTTGCGCGGCTCGCAGACGTGCTCCAATTTCCGGTCAGCTTCTTTCATGCTGCGGACCTTGATCGCATCGAGGATGACGCGGTCAGTTTTCGATCGCTCGCGAAGATGACGGCGTCTCAGCGCCACACTGCACGCGCCGCCGGGGACCTCGCCCTGGCCCTCCATGATTGGATCTCAGAGCGCTTTCGCCTTCCACCGCAAGACGTACCACGGCTTGGTCCCGGACTTGATGCGGAGACAGCCGCTCAGATTGTGCGAGCCGAATGGAAGCTGGGCGAAAAGCCACTGCCCAATGTCATCCACCTCTTGGAGGCACACGGAGTACGTGTGTTTTCGCTCGCCCAAGACGCACGAGAGGTCGATGCCTTCTCGCTGTGGCAATCAACCCAGCCGTTCGTCTTTCTAAACACCAAGAAGTCAGCAGAGCACAGTAGGTTCGACGCTGCGCACGAGCTAGGGCATCTCGTGATGCACTGGCACCATGAGGTTCCGCAGGGCAATCAACCGGAGCAAGAGGCGAACCGCTTCGCAGCAGCGTTGCTAATGCCGGCGGAAAGTCTGCTCGCATCGACCCCGCGAGTGCCGACTTTGCACGATCTCATCAAAGCTAAGCGGCGATGGAAGGTGTCTGTCGCAGCCCTTACTCACCGCTTGTCTGAGCTTAAGTGGCTGACGCCGTGGCAATACCGAATGCTCTACGTCGAGATCTCTCAACTCGGCTACCGAACTAATGAGCCTCAGCCTATGCAGCGTGAGACATCCCAAATACTTAACCAAGTATTCACCGCATTGAGACGAGAGGGCGTCACAAAGACAGAGATCGCCTCTGCCTTGAATATCTATCAGCCAGATCTAGATGCTTTGGTGTTTGGGCTAGCGATGCTTCCAGTCGAGGGGAATGGCACGCCGACAAAGATCCCATCAGCGCATCCACCGCTCAGACTAGTAACGACCTAGCTTTTCGTCCAGCGAGCAGAAGCCGCGCGTCGAGCACTCTCACTGCGCTCCTTAGCCGTCATCTTGGCCGCGCGGGCCTTCCCGCCCTTCAAGCCGCCTTTGCGCCCCAGTGCGACCGCTGCTGGGTCCTTGCTCTCGTCGGTAGGGGCGTCCTCGGCCTCGCCGGTAGCGAGGTCTACGATCAGCTTCCCGAGCTGGCTCGGGTCGCGAGGGCGCTTGCGTGAGCGGTCAGGCATCGCTTGCATAGTAGCGAGAACCAGCTACTTGCCCTTGTGCCATGGGCACTCGGTCATGGAGAGGAAGCGCCTTCCTTTGACGGGGATGAAAGTCAGCACGCGCGCCTCGTTGTCGACCAGGAATATGCCGCGGCAGTGGTTCGCCACGAACTCGAACGCCTTCTGCCCTTTTGGTAGGAAGGACAGTTTGCCGGTCGGATGGAAGGGCCGCGTTAGGCGATGGGTCGGATCACGTCTACCGCCTGGGTCGGTGCAAACCTGCTCGACCTGGCGTTTGAGGAGTTCGGCCTGAGATCGGCTCAGCATCTCGCAGAACCGCGAGAGATCCTTCTCGCTCTCCTCCGAGAGCGAGAACACCTATTCAGGGCGACGGGTGAGCAGTTGCTCAGAGGCGCGGTGGAACTCGGCCAAGACCTCAGGCGTCAGAATGTCCTCCAATGCCCAGCCCGGCTCATCATGTATTGCCGATTCGACCCACACCACATCCATCATCTCTTCGATGACCTCTGCGGTTCGCTTCCATCCAAACAGGGCGCCTATCGTCTCAGACGAGTCACGGGTCTTGAGCTCAAGCGGTATGGCTTCCTTGACGGCCATTCGATCTCCTATCTGTCCGCTGGGAACTGCGCCGGACCCAACTGAACTCCGCCTAGCTTGCGGATCTCTTCGCCGCTGTCCTCCTCGTATTCTTTGACCAGCGCGTCGAGAGTCTCGCGTAGGGACAGTGCGTACTCCCACGAGAGCACGAGGCGAGTCGACGGTCGAGGGGGCGCTGCGGCTGAGCGATATCCCAAATCCAGTGTCAGGTCGTAGGGCGACGACATCGACCGGAACCAGTTCACGTAGACGAGTGGTGGGCTGTCGCTCTCGGGCTCGTGGTCGGTCATGATCTGTTCATCGCCATGATGGCGCGCCTCCCTTAGGGCGGACTAAGGACGCTCCGCGATGGATCCTATGGTAGACGCAGCCGCCGATGCGTCAAGGGCTGTGTCTAGCGCCCTGCGCCCCGACCGGGCGGCGTCGTGCTCTGTGGGCGTGCTCACTTGACCTGGCCGACGACCAGACCCAGCGCGTCGAGACGTGACGTGCCTGGGGAGGCCCACAGCCGCTCGCCATGCCGGATGACGACGCCATCGGCGGCGAGCACCTTGACCGCAGCTACAGCGCCCAAGCCGAGCAGCCGCTCAAGGCCGTCCAGCGTGCGCTCACGATCGAGCACCAGGCGGACAACCTGGCGTTGCGTCTCGTCGGCTTGCATCGCCTCGGAAGGTAGCCGAGAGCCGCCCGATTTGCAGCGGAAAATCAAACTGATGCACTACCCGATTTTGGACCTGCCGAATCGACCGGGAGGAGCATCGACGTAACCGGTCCCGGCGATGAGGCACTCGGCTTCTCGCCGATGTCGTTCCCCACCGAAGCGTGGGGCGTCGCTCGAGAGCTCCGGTAGCAGCACGACGAAAGGAGAGCCCATGTGGCTCGTGATAGGGGTGGCATTCGCCGTGGTGTGTATCGCCGCGGCAATCCTTGAACATCCGGGCGCCGCATAGGCGCCAGGCAAACAAGCGCCCGTAGCTCAGTGGTCAACCGCAACCTTCGGGGTGTGGGAAGTAGCACCGGTCTTTCAAGCCGGAGGTCGTGGGTTCGAATCCCACCGGGCGCACTATGAGCTACCTGCTCTATCGGGTCTTGTATCGCAGCCGCGTGTACTACGCGCTGCTCAACCGCTGCTGGCGGTGCTTGCTGGACCCGTTCCACGACTAACCCAAGCTTGGCCCCTCCCTCTCCTCCCGGGCCGAGAACAGCAGACCATGAAGCGCCTCACGTCTCCCCGGACGTGGGGCGCTTCTCTGCGTTAAGGGGTCGGAGCGGAGCGGCGCTTAAAGACGAGGGGCCCGCCGAAACGGACCCCTCGCAAGTGCATTGGAACGCACCATCAGCACTCGATTCGCCTAAACGAGACCCGAGGGTCCCGCAAGACACCTGACTTTCCACTGACCAGTCTATCGACTGATAGGTCGCCGTGCTTTAGAGCTGGGGGGCTCGGATTCGAACCGAGATCTCCATGATGGAAAGTCAGGTGTCTTGCCGTTAGACGACCCCCCAGTGCTACGCCCGAGGGCGCGCCCGTCGAGCATACCGGTGCGAACCCTTCGGGCTGCTCGACGTTTTGGGGAGCCCCGCGACCGCTGGGGGTCAGTGTCGCGGGGCTCCGGGGCCGTACGGCATGTGCGAGCGTATCTAAGCCGAGAGTACGGGACGTTCCGCCTATTGCGAAGCGTCCCGAACGCGGATAGGGTCGCGTCTTAGTGCTTGGAGAGGACTCAACGAGTCGACCTGATACGGTGCCGCGCCAGAAAGTGCCCCCGCGCTGCTCTAACAGCCGGGGGCGTGACATCGAGACGGATAAAAGGCACTCGATGCGGGTCCGACGATACCGCGCGAGGCGACCCCCATGGAAGGGACAACGCAATGCGGTTCGAGGATGCGATCGAGGAGTATCTGCGCGACCAGCGGCAGGCCGGGAGGATCAACAGCCCGAACACGGTCCGCGGATGCCGGCGCGTGCTCGGACTCCACGCCCAGGACACGCCCTGCGGCGCGTTGGGAGCCGTGCGGGAGGACGTGAAGCGGACGCTCGCACGATGGGAGCACCCGAACACGCGCGCGCACGAGCATTCGGTGCTGGTGAGCTTCTACGACTGGATGCTGACGGAGGGCCACCGGGTGGATAACCCGGCGCGGCAGGTCGCGCGAACGAAGACGCGCAAGCAGACGACGATCCGTCTGACACGCAGGGAGGTCGAGGCGATGATCGCGGCGTGCGAGACCCAGCGGGAGCGGTGGATGATCCTGCTCGGTGTCTGCACCGGGGCACGGGTAGCCGAACTCGCCGCGCTCCAAGGACGCCACTTCCAGCGGCCGGGGTTCGTGTGGTTCAGCGCGGATATCGCGAAGGGCAAACACGAGCGGTGGGTCCCCGTGCTACCCGAACTCGCCCCCGTCGTCGAGGAGATCCGCGCGACCATCCGCCCTGATCATCACGTCGTCGCGACGTACAAGACCAGCAGCCCGATCCAACGGCCACGAACATGCCAGATCAGCCACACCGCCCTCGCACGCGTCGTCCGGGGCGTCGCCGAGCGTGCAGGTATCGCCACGCGTGTCCACCCTCATCTACTTCGCCATGCCTTCGGTGATCACGTGGCCAGGCACGCCGGTCTGCGGGCGGCACAGGCCCTGATGGGTCACGCGAGTGTGCAGACGACCGCTTCCGTGTACGTGGACCGGCCCGATCTTGAGGAACTCGCGGGGAGCGTGCGGGGGCTGCGCTACGGGGAGCCAGTTGCTTCGCGAAGGGCGCGGTTCGAGGGGCAGATGCGCGCCCATGCGAGAGACGCGCGCACGTCTCGCACCAGCACTCTTGACGTGGGCGGGAAGGGTGTGATACGGTTCTCCGTGTTCACTCGATAGGAAGTAGAAGCGGTCGAGTGGATTCCAAGCTAACCGCAAGGAGCCCACAGTGCCCCCGTACCTCGCAAGCGAAGTCCACACCCCGCTCCGTAAAGCCCTTGAGCGTGCCGGCCTGAGCCAGTCCGCCCTGGCGCGAGCTCTTGGCGCCGACCGTCGGCAGGTCGGCGCTTGGACGAGGGGGGAGTACGTGCCCCTCCCGGAGCGTCGTGAGGAGATCGCAGCGGTAGTCGGCTGCGCAAGCGTCGAGCTATGGCCCGAGGCGCACGAGACCAAGGCGACTCCGGTACGGAAGGAAGCCGCCTAATGGCGAAGACCTGTCATCTCTGCGGATCTCCCGCGTCTCGTATCGCCCCGCGCACGTCGGTCAGCGCGCAGGGCGCCGGCCACTCGGGCCTGTGGGCGTACCTCTGCGAGCGGCACATCGAGCACCTCCCGCTGACGCTTCAAGCGAAGGCATACGACCCCTCGGTGAGCCTGGTCACGCGGCTGGAGCGAGCCGGTGTGTCCGTCGTTGTTGGCGAGCCCAGAGGGAAGGCGGCTTAGCCCATGACGACCCGCGACCAAACCGGCGTCTTCTACGTCAAACCGGACACGACGGCCGCGAAGGGTCGAATCCTCGACGAGATCCTCAAGCGTGTCGCCGCCCAACGTGACGGCATAGGAGACAGTGACCTCGTAGACGAGCAGAGCGTATGTGTATCTGTCTGCGTGTCGTTGGGGGATCTACGTAAGGCGGGGTTGGGGAGCGTGCCGGGGTATTGCAAGCACGAGGGGCTGTCGTGATCCTCGCCGCTCTGATCTTCTGCGCACTCCTGCCCTTTATTACCGTGGGGCTGCTCGCCCTGGCCTTGTGTGAAGCCGCCAAGCTCGGCGACGAACAACAGGCCCACCCACTGGAGGAGAAATACGCCGCTTCGTCTTGTGAGGGCCGTTCCTATGTGAGGAGCCCAAGATGACCCGGGGCGGACACGAGCGCAAAGCAATGGAGGTGGCGGCTTACCAGTGCAATCGCGATGAACATGCCGGCGCATTTACCGGCGATCGTTTCGAGGCGGGCTGGGATGCGTGCCGTGAATACCTAGCCGGGGCAAAGGTCATCGAGGCGGAGCCGGTCCTTGACCTGCTGGAGAAGATCACCGCGCTTGGCTACGACCTGCCCAGCGCCAAGATCGAAGCCTTCCTCCGCGAGAACGGACGGTTGTCATGACCGCCGACCTGATTCGCTTCGGTGTGTTCGGTCGACGGCGCAAGTACCACATCTTGCGTCCAGCGCCCCGCAGACAGGAGGTGCTCTGCGGGGCGGATGGTGGAGGTCTCCCGCGCGTCCACTTGGCGGCTGAGCACCGCGCACTCGTAGAGCAGGAGGGGCGCGTATGTGCCCACTGCTTGCGGGTCGAGGCCACGCGATGACGGCTCCCCGCTCCTTGGATGAAGCCCGCCGGGACGGATGGGACGACGAGCGCGCAGCGTGCCCGTGTGAAGACCCTTGCCCGAAGGGCTTCCCGCCTTGCACTTTCGAGAAGCCCTGCCCATACGCGGACGAGGTTGTCAGTGACAAGCTGCGCGAGCGGTACAGGAGCGTGGCATGAAGATTTCGCACAAGGCCCGCCACGGTCGCAAGCGTCACCCGGTGCCGCATAAACCCCACCGTGGTGTCCGTACGTATTCGCGCTGGCCCCGGATCTGGAAAGCATGGCAGCGGGAAAGGGACGACGCGGAGTTCGACGCGGAGGAGATGGCAGTGCGGTCGAGCCGGCCACTGTCGAGCGCTTTCGGATGGTGCGGGGCAGTAGGTCTCTCCCCGGATTACTCACAAAAACGGGCGAGCACGGTTGGAGCCGTCTCGCCCTTGACCACGAAGCGAGGTTCGTGATGGATGAGAATCTAACCACAGTCGTCAAGACGCGCGCGTGCGAGTTCCGCGTAATGCCCACTCCCAGGCACGCCGTGAACATGTTCGGCCCCGTGCAGTTCTGCCTCAAAACCGGCGCGATGGAAGCGTACGAGTGGTTCCACACGGGGGAGGCCCTGGCGTTGATCGCCGCGCTGCAGCTAGTCGTCGACGGTGTAGACCGCGAGGGTCGTGGGGCGTTCGACGCGCATGTCGCAGGCCAGCTCGCGGAGCGGAAGTTCATCGAGGTTCCGGTGTCTTCGGGGGTGCAGGATGCCTGAGGTCGGGACGGGGCCCGCCGCTCCTACGCCGAGGTTTCCGCTCGGCAGCTTCCGGGATGCCGCCCTGGAGCTCCGCCGGCCGTTCGAGGGTAAGGCCGTGAAATGGAAGGTCCAGAGCAACATTGGCAAGGACGCCGAGAAAGGCCCGTCCGCCGGGCTAGTCGTCGCGTACATGGACCGAGGGTTGGTCATCGACCGCTTGAACATGGTGATCCCGCACCTCTGGACCCCGCATTTTGAGGAGCGGGAACGCGGCCACATGCTCTGCCGGATCGTGATCGCTGACCCCATCCACGGGGACGACATCAGCCGCGAGGACGTAGGGGAGGGCGGCACGCTGAAGGCGCGCTACTCCGATGCGCTGAAGCGTGCGGCGGTGCACCTCGGCGTGGGAGTGTCGCTCAACCGTGTTCCCAAGTCGCGTCTGACGGTCGCCGATAAACGCGTGGGCAAGTGGAAGGGCCACGACGGCAAGTGGCATGTCGATATCACGCAGGCTGGCCTCGAATATCTGAGGCTCAGATACGAGCAGTGGCTGGAGCAGGTCGGCGTGGCCGCGTTCGGCGAGCCCTTGCTGCACGGCGACCTCGGAGACGCGCAGGGCGACGACGAGGTCTCCGACGAGTCGATCATCGACGACCACTCTGCTGTGGACCTGTACGTGTCCCTCTCGGAGGTGGGGCTACTGAACCGCCAGCAGGTCGGGCTAGTCAACCAGGCTGGTGCTCATATCCAGGGCAACGCCTCCGCGCAGGAGATCCAGGCCGCCGTTGCAAGTCTCACGGAGGACCAGGCGACAGAGCTCGAAAGGCTCATCGGTGACCGGATGGACGCAAACGACCGTGACCGCCAGCGCAGAAGCGAGCGCGAAGGATGAGCATCGTCGTCCACCCAGCCACCGGGGAGATCCTCGAACTCGACGCGTCCACGGAGATGCTCGCCCGCTGGCTCACCGAGGCCCGGGAACTTGACGAACAGATGCGCGCGGAGAAGCGCCGCGTCGTGCAGGAGCTACTCGCCCGGATGGACCGGGACGCGCAGTACACGGTCCGCGCGGGTGACATGGAGATCAAGGGCGACGGGCCAGCGCCCCCAACCGAATACGACGCGGAGCCGTTACGCCAGGAGCTTGAGCAGTTCGTCGACGACGAGGTGATCTCGCAGGATGCTCTCGACCGGGCCGTGGAGATCGTGCCCGTGTACAAGCCCCGCGCGAACGGCCTGAAAGCGCTCATTCGCCAGGGCGGCCAGCTCGCGGAGATCGTAGAGCGTCACGCCCGCCCAAAGGAGAACCACGAGCGGCGCGTCAGCGTGAAACCGAGGGCGTTCAAGTGACACTCACTAGCCCCGGCGCCGTGCAGGCCCGCCTCGACGAGATCGAGACCGACCTGGCCATGCGCCAGAACGAGTTTGAGCAGGCCGCGTTGGAGCATTTCGGCTCCAAGCGGCTGAAGGAGAAGGCGAAAGCCGAAGCGTTCCTCTCAGCGGAGGGCACCGTCGCGGAACGCTCCGCGAAGGCCGACGTAGCGGCAGCACTGATCGGGATGGATGACGAGGCGAAGTACGAGGGCCTGAAGGGCGTCGTGCGTCTCTTGGACACGAGAGCAGCGATCGGGATGTCACTACTTCGGGCGCAGGGTCGAGGCGCGTAATGGACCAGCAGCCAGTCTTGCGAGATGGGAGAGGCACTCGTTGGGTAACGGCCGTGTGCGCAGGTGAACTGTTGCGACGTGCCGAGGAGGCCGAGGCCCGCATACAGGTACTTGAGGAGGCGCTGGTTCACACACGCGCGGTAGTCGGCATCAGTAAGTGGGTCTCGAGACAAACTGGCCCCGGCCGGCCTGTTCATAGCTACAGGATTCAAGGCATCGAAGGCGACGCGCTGCTCAGGGAGATCGATGTCGCTCTCGCTTCTGAGGGTATACCCGAGGAGGCGAGCTAGATGGGCAAGGCAAGCCGAGACAAGGGCGCCGCTGCTGAGCGCGAGGTGGCACGGATCATCCGGGACGCCGGCTGGCCGCTAGCACGCCGCACAAGCGATGGTCGCGAGCAGGCCCTGCGCGGTGATATCGCCAAGGGACCCGCTGGTGTTCATCTTGAGGTGAAGCGCTTCGAGAAGGCCCACGTCTGGGAGTGGTGGGAGCAGGCGCAGGGTGACTTGGCGGTTGGGTACACGCCGGTCGTCGCGTTCCGTCGCTCGCGTTCACCGTGGCTCGCCCTGATCGAGCTTGACGAGCTGCTGCCGCTCTTGGCACTTCGGGAGCGCGCATGATGGAACACGGCACCCGATACTGCTATGTCAACGGCAAATGTCGTTGCGAGGAGTGCAAACGCGCGAATACTACCTACGGCATCGCGCGGGCGGAAGAGCGTCGCAAGCTCACCCCGCCAACCCACGGTCTGAGCAGCTACAAAAATTGGTGTTGCCGTTGTCCAATTTGCACTGCGGCAAACGCCGAGCACAGCCGCCACACCCGCGAAAAGCGGTCCGCATGACCCCCCTACCGTCCAGCGCAGCCAAGAGCAACGTGACCCCGATCGCCCGGTTGGAGAAGAAGCCGAAAGCAGCGAAGGGACTCAAGCGCTCGCAGATGACCCGGAAGCCCTCGAAGTTGAAGCGCGGGCCAGTTGGTTACGCGAGTGACCAGCAGCGAGGCAAGGTGCTCGCCGAAGGGTGCCGACTATCCGGCCACGAGTTTCCCCGCGAGGTCATCGATCCTGCACATATCACGCCCCGTGGGATGGGCGGGTGCGACGACTCCGACTGCGTGATCGGACTGGCGCGCGACCTTCACCGCAGGTACGACGAAGGCGACCTGGACATCCTTCCGTGGCTCACGCTAGACGAGCAAGCCCATGCGGTGAAACACGTCGGAATCCTCTCGGCCCTGAAGCGCACCACGGGCGAATCCTACGTCCCCGAGCGTCTGTTGCGGGTCGTATCCGATGACGGGGAGCTGGGCTGATGGCGAAGAAAACCCCGCAGAAAGAGATCGTCGCCCGCCTGCTCCGCCAGGCCGGTAAACGCGGTGTGCATACATTCGAGCTCCGGCAGGCGTACATCTCTAACCCGAGTGAGCGGATAGCGGACCTGGAGCGTGCGGGATGGATTATCAAACATTCCGGCCGAGAGCTGCTGCACGGGACCGCTGAGGGCTGCCGGTACGTGAAGGTGAGCGAGCCCGACGTTGAGCGAACCGCCAGTACGCCGCCCTCGCCATCTGGGGTACTCGGTGCTGTCACACCGCCAGAGGGGCGCGATGCGGGGCTCATAACCCGAGCGTCTGCTGAGGGTTCGCTGAGCGCCGCGCGTCCACTTTCGCCCTATGAGTACGAACGAGAGGTGGCCTAGATGGCAGCGCTGCATAATCCGTCAGACACGCTCACCTACGCGGGCGAGCTGCTTGTCGTCAAGTGCTGGTGCGGGATGCGTCACGGTATCCCCGCTGAGCTTCGGCGCCACCAGCTACGCGTCCAGGACCAGGGCGGCGATCCGGTCACGGTGTACTGTCCGCTAGGGCACGCGCATATCCCGGCGGGTGAATCGACGGCCGACCGCCTTACTCGCCAGCTTCGTGAAGAGCGGGACCGGGCGGCCTACGCCCGCGCAGCGCAAGACCAGGCCGAAGCATCGGCGAGGGCCTACAAGGGCGTAGCCACGAAGGCACGCAAACGCGCAGCGGCTGCGACATGCCCGTGCTGCAAGCGCTCATTTGTCCAGCTACGGCGTCACCTTGAGTCGAAGCACCCCGACTACACGGGAGCGGTCGAATGACCCCAGCCACCCTCACCGAGCCACACACAGACACGTCCTCCAAGGGCATGGCGAGAACCATCGTCGAGCAGTTAGAGAACGCGGGTTGTGTAGTTGAGCGCCAGGTCTCCTGCGGTGACGAAGAGATCCTCTGGGTGGTAGAAGCGGACGGCCGGCACTTCAACCTCACGGTGAAAGGACGGCGATCCTGATGGGCTCCGGTGGAAAAGTCACGGCGGCGGTCAAGGACTGCCGATGGAAACTTGCGGACAACGCAGCGTGCCTCCGTGCGCTGCTTCTAACGGCGGAAGCGCGAGCAGCGCTCCGCACAATCAGAGGAGAGCACGATGCCCAAGACCGTTGAGGGTCACGAAGTGTCGGTCGAGATCGAGCAGGGCAACCGACCACTAATGGTGCGCCAGGAGGCCATCGACGTGCTCCGCGAGGAAGCCCGGCGCCAGGTCGCGGCATGGCTGCCCGAGGCCGTCGAGCAATGGGAAAACCTTGACATCACCGACTTCGAGGATGTCAAGGATGTCCAGTTCAAGCTCGGTATGGCTGCCGACGCCCTCGACTCCCTATTCAGGCTGACCGCCGTTCCCATGGACGATGACGCTTAGGCCCCCGAGCACCTTGGAGACACCCGCTCTCCCTACCGCCCTATCCGAGCGGAAATGCAAGGTCAAGCGCTGCAAAGAGCCCGTCGTCGGAAGCTCGACCACGGGAGAGGGCCACGTCTGCAACCTGCACAACATCCGCGAGTGGGGGCGTGCTCTAGCAAACCCGAAGAACCCGCACGGGGACCGCGAGTTGGGACGGTCACTCCTCGCTGATGCCCGTGATCTTCAGGCCGGGTTAGACGACGCACAAGCCCGACTTCAGACGACCGTGATTCCAGGCCAAATCGACATAGAGGGAAAGACGATGACCGACGACCCAACCGCAGTGAAGCGCACGAAGAACCCGAGCTACATTGTCTTGCGTCTGACGGAGACGATCACTTCAGACGAGGAAGCCGGCCCAGAGGCGTGGAGGCCGGTCCTCGGTATCGACACGGCAGGCGCTCCGGTGGCGATCTCAGCTTCCTCGCGGAGGCGTGCGATCGAGGTCGCCACGGAGCAGGCGAACGACGGAGAGCTGAAGTCGGGCACCTTCGCAGTGATCCCGGCGGCCGACTTCAAGGTGATCCAGCGCGCGGTGCGCGTCGAAGAGATCAGCGAGTTCGGCTAGCCCCATGGCCGCGTCCAGCCACATAGAAGGCCCTGACGGGTACTGGTCCGAGGATCTCCCACCATCGCGTGGGCAGTACAAAGACATCGCCCTCGTCGCTCTGGAGCTACTCGGGATACCGAAGCCTAAGAACCGCCTGGATGCCACCGTGGCGATGGTGCGGCTACGTGCTGCTGTGACCGACAAAACGCCCCAGCCGGAGGTCCCGGTCGGATGGTGAACCTGGACGCCAAGCTCGACGTGCAAACTGCGAGGCACCTCGTCTCGATGCTCGCGGAGCAAGCCCGCGAGACCGTCGAACAGTCCGCCAGCGATCTACACGAACGTCGCCTCAGACGCCAGCACACGACCCGTAGCGGACAGGTAGCACGGTGCAAGGGCTGCAACGTCTTCCGCTCGAGCACGGCCGGGTTGTGCTCGCACTGTGGGTTTGACCAGGACACGGGATGGGCGGCATGAACTTAGTCGGCTTCAAGGCCCGCAACCATCCCCAGCAGGTGGGGAAGAACGGCGCGCGGTCCATCGTGGATCTACGCGCTACGCCGCCGGAGCTGTTCGACCCGTTGAACGAGCGGTTCGGATTCACGCTCGACGTGTGCGCCGAGCCGCACAACGCGAAATGCGAACGGTACTTCACACCGGAGGTCGACGGGCTGATACAGGCCTGGAGGGGTGAGCGCGTGTGGATGAATCCGCCGTACTCCGACATCGAGCGCTGGATCGCCAAGGCATCGCTAGCGCCTGCCGAGATCGTGGTCGCGCTTGTGCCGGCGAACCGCACGGAGCAGCGGTGGTGGCAGACCTGGATCGAGCCCGACCGTGACCGTCCAGGGTCAAGGCTCACCGTCGAGTTCCTGGCCGGCAGGCAGCGGTTCATCAACCCCGGCGAGGACACGATCAAGCCGAACGCGAGACCGCCGTTCGGCTGCGCACTTTTGATCTTTGGCGACATGAAGTCGCCTACCGCTAGCGGCACGGACGCCGGGACGCAGGGCGCGATGACGTGAGCTCAGGGGTTCTCGATGGCGACTTCTACGGACATCCAAAGGCAATCCACGCCTGGGGCCTACACCACTCCTCTATCGGGGTTTGGGCGCTCAGCGTCAGCTACGCGCACAAGAACTCGACAGGCGGCGTCGTGAGCGCGGCGTTCGTTATCGAAAAGCTGCCGGCGAAACGCGAGCGCGACGCTGTCATTGTTGCCCTTACTTCGATAGCGCCAGGGGAGGAGAACCCACTTTGGACTGAGGTCGACGGCGGCTGGTTGATTCACAACTTTGGCTCTAGGAGTGAGTTCCGCACACCGGAGCAGGAGGAGCAGCTAAGGCAGGCGCGTAGCGAGGCGGGTCGCCTCGGTGCGGCAAAGAGGTGGCAAGAGGTAGGCAACCCGGATGGCAACTTGCCTATGGCAAAACAAGGGGTAGCTATCTCGGACAAAGAGAGAAAGGCTTTAACAGCGCTGAAGGAAAGAAGAGACGTTCTCTCTTTGTGCGAACGGCTCACGATGGCAATGCGCCGCAACGACCCCCGAGCCCACGTCGCCCCTGATAGCCGTCGTTGGCTGGACGCCGCGCGGCTTCTGCTCGACCAGGACCACCGCACCGTGGCGGAAGTCGAGCGGGTAATCGACTGGTGCCAGGCGGATGAGTTCTGGCGCTCCAACATCCTCTCGATGCCGAAGTTACGGGAGAAGTTCACGCAGCTCTCGATGAAGGCAACGGCACCGGCACCCACGGCCGAGCGCACGACTCGCAAGGCATCTAACGCCGCCCACATAGGCGGCCTACTGAAAGCGGTGACGACGTGAAGTGGACGAAGGAGCAGTGGACGACGTTCTGCGCGCTACTGGAGGAGTGGTGGCCTGGAGACTTCGACGACGCCGCTCGAGCAGCGTGGCGCGTCGCCCTCGACGGTATGGAGCCGGACCTAGCGAGCGAGACCGCTCAGCGCATGTTGTTGCAAGGTCGGAAATGGCGCCCGTCGGTGAGTGAGTTCCTCGCCGATGCTCGGAAGGACCCATCGCAGCCGACCTTCGACGAGACGCTGATCCTTCTCCGCAAGGCGATGAAAGCCGCCGACCCGTTCGAGCGCTTGGGTCGTGAGCATCCCCTGATCGGCTCGTTCGTTCAACGGCAGGGCTGGGATCGACTTCGACTACTCCCTCTCGACGATCCGGATTGGGGGGAGAAGACCCGCCGGGAGTTGGAGGCGAAGTGGGTCGAGCACTGTGACACGACGGATCACCGGGAGGTCGCCTCACTTGCCTCTGGAGATCGTGATGGACCCCGCAAGTTGGACCCGCTCTCCAGCTTGGGGATCGAACAGCCGCGAGAGATCGAGAGCGCCGCATGAACAACCAACCAAAGGAGACCGCGTGGAGTTCGTGAACGTGTCGAGTCAGCAGGAGTTAGAGAAAGCCATAGCGAACGGCGAAGTTCCGATTTGCCGAGGGGGGTTCTATTCGCTGTCCGGCAACGCCACGGCGCAGCTGTTCGACAACGCCACGGCGCAGCTGTTCGGCAACGCCACGGCGCAGCTGTCCGGCAACGCCACGGCGCAGCTGTTCGGCAACGCCGCGGCGCAGCTGTCCGACAACGCCACGGCGCAGCTGTTCGGCAACGCCACGGCGCAGCTGTTCGGCAACGCCGCGGCGCAGCTGTTCGACAACGCCACGGCGCAGCTGTCCGACAACGCCACGGCGCGGCTGTCCGGCAACGCCACGGCGCGGCTGTCCGGCAACGCCACGGCGCGGCTGTCCGGCAACGCCACGGCGCAGCTGTCCGGCAACGCCACGGCGCAGCTGTTCGACAACGCCACGGCGCAGCTGTTCGGCAACGCCACGGCGCGGGGATCTAAGTACACCGCCATTCACAAGCTGAGCCGGGCATCGACGGCCAAGGGTGCCGGCGTCATCATCGAGGTGCCCGAGATCACGACGATGGAGCAGTTCCTCGACTACTACGGCATCGAGGTGAAGCGCGGGAAAGCGACCGTCTTCAAGCTCGTCAACGAGAACTGGGTGAGCGACCACGGGACCACATACGAGCCTGGGTCGAAGCCGTCTGCCGCGGATTGGAGCACGCGACCGGAGTGCGGCGGAGGGCTGCATTTCTCCCCGCGTCCGTTCATGGCCCAGAAGTACGCGAACGGCACGAGATTCCTGGCGTGTGAGATCAAGGTCACTGACGCGGTTGTGATCACCGGCGGTGGGCGGCCGGACAAGCTGAAGGCCAAGTCGTGCAAGGTGCTCTACGAGTGCGACGAAGATGGCCAGATCCTCGCCCAGGCCGAGGTCGCCGCGTGACTCAGCCGCAGTACATGGACGCTCTGGATCGTGCCAACGAGGTGCGTCTAGGACGCCCCGGACTCAAGCGTGAGATCGGCAGTGGAAGCCTGTCGATAGGGGATGCGCCGGTGGACGAGCGTGCTAGCTCGATGCCGATCTTCGACCTGCTGGCGTGTCAGTGGAGGTGGGGGCGAGTCTCGGCATTCCGCGTGTTGAACCGGTTGAGGATCGGCGAGCAGAAGCATGTCGGTGATTTGACAGAGCGCCAGCGAGGGCTACTCGTGCAGGCGTGTTCCCCTAAAGAAAAGGCGGCGTAGAGATGGTGGCGAGATTGAAGCGTGGGTTCGGCTGGGATGTCGAACGTGAGCGGGAAATCCCGTGGCGGCTTGCTCGGAAGCTGCGTCTGCCGTTGTCGAAGTGGCTGCGGATCGGTCAGGAGAAGGCCCAGCGCGCTGAGCGGGCATGCGGGAATGATTCTATCTTTCTATCATCGGCTGGCCAACTCCAAACTGATCCAGATATCTCCAAGGATTTGGAGCTGGGGTCGAGTGGGTGCGCGCGATGAGCCGCTACGCAGACACGCTGGCGGGCTTCCTTGAGCTGAAGGAGGACTGGGACAGCTATGGCGCCAAGCCGATCGACCCGGACACGCTGCGCTCCTTCAGCGTATTCCTCGACGCGATCGAACAGGGCAGAGCCTCAATCGTGCCGACCCCCTCGGGTGGGGTTCAGGTCGAGGTCCACGAGCAGGGCTTCGACATCGAGGTGGAGTTTGACCCCTTCGCCGATGACGACGATGAGGCTGGCGGCGTTTTCGTCTGGCGTAGAGATCCTTCCGGGCTCCCTAAGAGAGGGGAGGAGTCGTGAGCGCACGGGAGATTTTGTATTCGGCGATCGACGAGCATCAACCGAAGTGCATCTTCGCGCTGTTCTCGGGCGGTGGAGATTCATCTGTCCTGCTCCACGCAGTTCAGGGATGGCTCGGCAGCGAACTCACGGCGGCCGTCCACATCGACACCGGGACGGCGCTGCCAGGGGTTCGCGAGCACGCGGAAGCGATCTGCGAGGGCCTCGATGTCGAGCTGCTGGTCTACGAGGCTGGCGATGCGTACGAGCGGATGGTGCGCAAGCACGGCGTGCCCGGCCCTGGTGCGCACATGTACGCGTACACGCTGCTAAAGGAGCGTCAGATCGACCGGCTCGTGCGCGAGCACAAGCAGAAGCGCTCGGACCGGATCATGCTGCTTGCCGGCGCTCGCGCCAGCGAGTCGCAGAGACGAATGGGGAAGGCGAAGGCGTGCGATCGCGACGGCGCGCAGGTGTGGGTCAACCCGTTGTTGCGCTGGTCGAACGAGGAGATGCGCGCCTACCGGGAGCTTCACGAGATCCCACAGTCCGACGCGAGCGCTCTCGTGCATCGCTCTGGGGAGTGCAACTGCGGCGCGTTCGCGTCGAAGGGCGAGCGGGAGATGCTCCAGGCGCTGTACCCCGACTGGTTTGCTCGGGTGATCGAGCCACGAGAGTCCGAGGCGGCCGATCTCGGGTTGCCGTGCCGGTGGGGTGCCCGTCGCCCCGGGCGTGATCGCGCTAACCGGCTATGTCAGTGCGCCGCTCAGCTTGAGCTTGAGATTGTGGCTTGATGTTCATCGCGGCTTCTCTCTCTACGGAGCAGCACGCATGACCCGCTACCACTGCCCACGCTGCGGAACGGTGCGCGACGCCGAGCAGTCGCCGTTCTGCCGTCACGGTGACCCGCAGCTACCCGCGACACGGATGGAGGCCATCTACGACGCTCACCCGTGGGCACCGGGGAAGATCGACCTTGAGGACGAGATGTGGCTACTGGAGAACTCGTCGTGACCTGCTTCTCCCTAGAAGAGCTATCTCGTATGGCAGGAGAACGAATCGCTCTGCATAGAACGGGTGGCCTGTGCGCTTGTGGATGCGGACGGCCAGCCGACCGAGTACGGCTCATCTTCCCGTCCGATCGGTGGCCCGAGCTTGCTGGCAACCCCGACAACTTCGCCGCGCTCTCTGACGTTCACCGGGGGCATTTGCCACGACGCGCGTTCCGGCACGCGGAGCACCTGGCGGCCACGCTGGAGATGCGCGAGTACCTCGCAGCGCAGGCGATGGACCCAATACGGAGTGCTGCCTGATGGGCGGGAAGCGCAAAACGTTCATAGACCCCGAGACGGGACGGAAGCTCCGCGTCTGCCGTGACTGCGGCGTGGAGCAGGACTACGAGTTGAACTTCTCAGTCGGGGCGCGTAACGAGCAGGGGGAGGTCACGAACCGCGCCTACGAATGCAAGCCCTGTGCTGCGAAACGGAAACTGGAGTTGCAGGCGAGGCGCAAGAAGGACCCCGAGTGGAGCGCCAGGGATCGCGTTGCCAAGAACAGGCTGCAACGAAACTGGCGCAAACGGAACCCAGAGAAGGCCCGGGCCGCAAGACTGCGCTACAAGGAGCGCGTCTTCGCCGACTCGCAGAGTCACGCGAGATGGCTGGAAAACAGACGCATACAGCACGCCTTGAGAGCCGAGCGCTCCGGCAAGCCCGTCATGCGGCACATCGCCCACGCTAGGAAGGTTCGCGAGAACCTCCCCGAATTGCCAGCTAAGCCACTCGCTGACCTCCTACTGGGCATGGCCGAGTCAAGGGACAGCATCGACCAGTTGGGTGAGGAGCTCGGCTTCACCCCCCGGAGCCTGTTCGCCTGGAAGACCGGGGAACGTCAACGCGTCCAGCTTGACGTAGCAGACCAGATCCTCACGAACGCGGGGCTCATGTGGTGGGAGGTCTGGTCGGAGGAGGAGTTCCCCGAGCTACACGAGGAGATGGCCGCATGAGCGATCTGGCAGCAGCCCTCCAGATTGCGATCCGCGCACACGCGGCGACGGTCGACAAACAGGGCCAGCCGTATCTCCTCCACATCCTCAGAGTGGTGGAAGCGGTGAGCGACGAGGCGAAGGTCGTCGCGGCACTACACGACGTCTGCGAGGACGGATCGGATGATTGGATGACTGTGGCTACACACCTTGGTCTGCCCGTGGGCGACGCCCACGCCCTAGGCATTCTCACCCGCGGACATTGCACCTACGCCGATTACATCGGCCGTATCGCTCGCTGCGAAGACATCTTCGGCGCGGGGGATCTCGCCCGTGAGGTCAAGCTCGCAGACCTGAAAGACAACCTCTTTCGCATCCCACTCGAATGCAATATCAGCGAGGAGGGCTTAGCTAGTGCTCGCCGCTGGCAGTCCCTAAAACGGCGCTACGAGACGGCAATCAGGACACTCGAAGACGTCACCGACGATAAGGAGGCAGCATGAACGTCACGACTCGGGGAGATGTAGACCAGCGCGCGATTGAGCAGCTCGTGCGCTGTGCGGACGAGGGCGACGCGCTAGGCGCCGCGATCTGCGCCGATGGACATGTCGGCTATAGCCAGCCGATCGGTGGGGTGGTGGCGTATCGGGGCCAGATCAGTCCGTCTGGTGTGGGCTATGACATCGGCTGCGGTAACAAGGCGGTCCGGACGAACATCCGGGTCGACGACCTCCGCTATGACGGGCTGCTCCACGGGGCGGTCGCGAAGACTATGGACGAGATCGTGGCGCGCATCAGCTTCGGGGTGGGGCGTGTCAACGACGAGCCGGTCGACCATTCGGTGCTGGATTCGATCGCGCACGCCGAGTTTGCCCCGCAACGCAAACTCACGCAGACCGCGAGCAACCAGCTCGGCACGGTCGGCTCCGGCAACCACTACGTCGACCTGTTCGGGGACGAGGACGGCTGGCTATGGGTCGGCGTGCACTTCGGTTCACGCGGGTTCGGCCACAAGACCGCCAGCGGCTTCCTCGCACTCGCGCAGGGCAAGCAGTTCGGCGAGCACGCCGCCGATGGCGAGATGGACAGTCCGCCCGTCCTGTTCCGCACCGACAGCGAGCTAGGACAGGCGTATATCGAGGCGATGACGCTCGCAGGAGAGTACGCCTATGCCGGACGCGACCTAGTCGTCCAAAAGGTGCTGGACATCCTTGGAGCCGACGCGCTAGAGGAGGTCCACAACCACCACAACTTCGCCTGGAAAGAGATGCACCAGGGGGAGGACGTGTGGGTGATCCGCAAGGGCTGCACACCGGCATTCCCCGGACAGCAGGGTTTCGTCGGCGCGACGATGGGCGAGCCCTCGGTGATCCTCGAAGGCATCGAGTCACCCGCGGGCGAGAGCTTGCTCTACAGCACCGTTCACGGCGCCGGGCGGGTGATGAGCAGAACCCAAGCCGCCGGTAAGACGCGACGCTTCAACGTCTGGGAGTGCAACGACCGCGACTGCTCCTACCGCGCGCCGCGCGACAAGCAGCTCGCGGGCGGAGAACGCATCCCGTGCCCCGATCACCCGGACGGGAAGCTACTCAAACGCACGGTCACCGAGCAGGTGCGTCCGGGAGTGATCGACTGGCCCGACGTGCAGAACTCAATGCGGGAGAAACACATCGAGCTTCGCGGGGCAGCGGCAGACGAGGCGCCAGGTGCTTACAAGCGCCTCGACGCGGTTCTTGACGCCCATAAGGACACGATTCGCATCCTGCACACGCTCACGCCTATCGGCGTGGCTATGGCCGGCGCGGACATCTTCGACCCGTTCAAGGACTAGCCCTGATGCCATTTCGGACACTCGAATCACCAACCAAGGGGGAGTAGATGAGCGAACTCGAGGACAGCTTCCGTCAGGTGCTCTGCGAAATGGAGATGGTCGCAGGCGGATCAATCACGAACTACTCACCGACCGGAGCAGGCGGTGTGGCGGATTCTAAGCCTCCTCCCGGTGCCCGCTTGGACGGTGGGAGCGAGATGCCGATGCACGTCTACTGGCTAGGCCGCTGGAACGGTGCTTTCAGCGAGGAAGCCCAGGAAGCGATCTTCACGGCGGCGAGGAAGGATCTCGGCAGCTACCGGAAAGCCACAAACGGGCAGGTCACAGGCGAGAGCATGGCGGATCTCGAAGCGCGGATCGCGAAGAAGTGCCGCGAGGGATGGACCGTGGACGAGGTGGCGATGCACTGCCGCGTCACGCCGTCGCTTGTGAGACGCGCTTGGCTGAAAGCGAGCGTCATCCCGGACGAGGAGAAGCTGCCACCGGAGAAGCAGCGCGCGCGTGTCCTGGAGCTAGCTGGACAGCACATGAGAGAGCGGCAGATAGCTGCGATAACGAAGCTGCCGAAGAGTACGGTTCGGCGTATCCTGGGCCGTGCGGCATGAGCGTTGAGAACTTCCAGAGGCGACTTGACGAGGCTCGTGCAATGGGGCAGGTCGAGTGCGACCGAATCGCGCTCTACGGGGACGCGACTGATTTGCCGTCTGAGGCAGCACGGGTGCTCGGGCAGCGTTCTTATGGTCCCCTGGAGTGCTACGTGGTGGCATGGCGACGCGACATGATCGCTATCTGCCCCGTGACAGCTCAGTTCATCGAGCGGGCAGACCACGATCTCGCAGCGTTCGCCATATGCAGGGATCTGGCTCGCGAGTTCGGGCGCCTAGAAAGGAAAGCGGCATGAGCGATCACAGGATCAAAGCCCTGGAGGCGCTGTTCGACGAGGGCGTGAACTTCGCCGACTACGACGAGGGCAAGTATAGACCGAAGCCCGATGGCTACGACGACGAGACCCACGCCGTGGCGGAGGTGCGAAACCGGGCTGTCAAGCGGGCGCTGGACGCCCTGGCCCCACGGGACGATCATGCGATGACCTACCTGGAGGCGGTGCGGCGCGCAGAGAACCTGGAGCCGTTCACCGACGAGGAGCTCGCCGACGTCCGCGCGATGCCGGGCGTCACGGTCGAGGTGGGTTGGCGTGTGCGACAAGGCACGATCCTCACGAAGATAGGGGCTAGGGACATCGCAGCTCTGGACGGCTCGGTCAAGCATCCCGCGAGCCGCAGGACGTCTTCGGCATGAGGCAAGTCACCGAGCAGCAGCTACGCGAGGTCAACGACGCGATCAGCGCGAAGTACGCCGGTAGGGAGGCGTCCGAGCACCTGCGAAAGACAATCCAGCAGGACGCCGAACTGATGCTCGGCGTGCCCGTGGAGATCCACGAAGACGGGGAGGGCTGGCGCACGCTGACCGTCGTTGTCGATCCGGCACCTGTGACGCTGGTTCTGAGGATGGTTGGCGCGGCGGATGTGCTCACGAGAACCACCCGGGAGGCAATCGAGGCGGGACTTCAGTTCGCGCGCGACAGCGACGCCGAACTCAAGGTCATCCAGCTCGACGGGACAGCAATCGGAGTTCTTCCCGGCGCCGTCGAGCGAATAGACGAGGTTCCGTCCGACGACCTGATATAGAATATGGACCAAGACGTGGCAAGCCCCTGTTCGCAGACGTTCTAGACGCGGCAGGCAGCCAAAGCCGGGGGAGGATGCGTATGACGGTCAAGATCCTTCTGCCGGCATACGGCAAGCACGGTTGCGCGGTCGTCGCGCAGGACGGCCAGCTTCGCGTCGTAGATCCACCGGCAAGCTCCTGCCATGGCTACACCAGCGGATGCGTGTGTGAGGACTGCATGAAGCGCGCGCAAGTCGCCGAGGCGAAGCGCAACCCCGTTGCTCCAGTCGCACAGGCCTGCGAATGCGACCGTCCCTTCGGCTTGGTCGAAGGCGACTGCGCGAAGTGTGGACGTGCGATCCCCGGCGAACGGCCAGCTAGGAAAGCGGCGTGAGCGACTACAGGGTCGAAAGCTTCCCGCTGTCGGACGATCTGCTTCGCGCGATGGACCTCGCCGAGGAACAGGCCGATCTTGAGATCGCCAAATTGCCCCTCACGGGCTTCGAGCTGGACGTGCTCGAGCGGATAGACCGTGCTGCTGACTTGAGCATCGCGCGCTCATTGATGTTCGGAACACATCGTCCTTAGATGAGCGCGAATCGGCAAGTAACCGAGAACCGTGGCCGGCCTGCCGTGGACTCAGCTTCACGGCAAATCTTGATCTTGAGCTAGCTAGCCCTATCCGGGCAGAGGACTGCTGGCCTTCGCCGCGAGCGTGAATCGCGGCGTAAACCTTCAGGGAGGCGATGTGGCTACCCACGTCAAGTACGAGCTCAGTGTCACCGAGCTTCCGCACTTCGAGCGCCTGGTCGAGTTCCTCGCTGATGTGGACGATCACGCACATCGCGAGGTCGACCTAGATCTCAAAGGACTCGTCGAGAGCTGTCGAGACGACCTGTTGACGCTGCCGAGGACACGGGAGCGATGAGGCATCTACTAGCCCAGTGGCTTCGCCATGTGGCGCCACGGCTTGGGCCACCACGGATCGAACCTGAATACGTCGGGCACATGGTAAGAGCTACCGCTGAACCGCATGGACGGGAAGCGCAGCAGTGATCGAGCTGCCGAAGGCGTCCGTGGGTGGCGGCAGGGTTCGCACGGCGTCCCCGGTAGGCGGAGGGCAAAGCAGCGCCACACGAGCCGCTAGAGCACCGTCAGGCGCTACAAACGACTCGCCTTCAGGCCACCGCGCCACCCGCAAAAGTCCAAGCGGGATCTTGCTGACCCGCATCAGGTCAAACTCCCCCCCACTGATCGCGTTAAGCTGACTGGAGGCCGAGAGCGTTGCGTGCGAGCACGGCCGATCGGGGCTACGGGAAAGATCATCAGCGGGAGCGCGAGCGGGTTGCCCGGGTGGTGGATGCCGGCGGCGGTTTCTGTGTCAACCCGACTTGCGGGCGGTGGATCGCGCCGGGGTCGAAGTGGCATCTTGGGCATGACCATCGGAATGGTGGCTATGCGGGTCCGGAACACGCGGGCTGCAATGTTGCTGAGCGCAACAAACGTCATGCGCGGGTGAGGCGTCGGAAATCGAGGGCGTGGTGACTGCGGCCAAATCGAAACGCAAGTCCGCTAGGCCTGCGGTTGACCTTGCCGACCTTGGTGGGAGGGTCGTGAGCGTGGCGGCCCGGGCGGGAATGACGTTGATCGTCATGCCGACCGAGGCCGCAGAGGATTTATTCCCCGACGGTCTGGGGGCCGCGAAGCGAACCGCGGTCGTTGAGGCGGCTGAGCGTGACGTGGATTCGATCCGCGACCGCGACCGGGAGTTGGGCGACTCGGCTTTGGCTGCTTCGGCGGTTGCTCTCGCCTTCGAGATTGAGCACCCCTACAACTCTGCGACATCGAAGTCGATGTGCGCGCGGGAGATGCGTGACACCCTTGATCGACTACGCGAGCTCGCGCCGGAGCAGGAGCAGGACGCGGACGGGCTCGACGAACTCGCGAAAGAGCGCGCGCGTCGTCGTGCGGGGAGCGCAACAAGCTAGGATTTTCTGGGCTCCCCGGTACGCATCTTCTTCGGGGCCGGAACTGATCGACCTCGCGAGGCTCGCTGGGCTGGAGCTTGACGAATGGCAGCAGCGGCATCTGATCGCTGCGGTTGGGGAAACGGAGTCGGGGCTTTGGGCTGCGCTTGAGGTTGCTTTGGTCGCCGCTCGGCAGAACGGGAAGAACGGAGAGCTGGAGGCCCGGCAGCTGGGCGGGATGTTCCTGTTCGAATCGCCGCTGCAGATCCACTCGGCGCATATCGCGGACACGTCGCTTGAGCAGTTTCTGCGCCTTGAGTCCTTGATCGAAGGCACCCCGGAGTTTTCACGGCGCACCCGGAAAATCACGCGCGGGAAGGGCAGTGAGGAAATCCTCCTGCATCGCCATCCGAAGACTGGGCTGGCTCCAAGGCTCAGGTTTCGTCCCCGCACCGGTTCTGGTGGTCGTGGGTTCTCCTGCGATGACCTTTACCTAGATGAGGCGATGATCCTGCCGCAGGCGTTCCACGGGACCTTGATGCCGACGTTGTCGGCCCGGCCGAACCCACAGGTTTGGTACACGGGCTCAGCGGCAGACGAGGAAGACCCGGCGCATGATGGCGTGGTGCTCGCGCGGTTGCGGGAGCGGGCGATTGACCAGAGTGACCCGTCGCTCGTCTACGGCGAGCACTCGGTCGACGCTGAGAGTCCCGAGAAGGTCACGCCTGAGATGGCGACTGACCCTGAGCGGTGGGCCGAAGCGAACCCGGCGCTGGGAATCCGTATCTCCCTGGACTATGTGGCGAAGGAGCAGCGGTCGATGTCTGCGAGAGCGTTCGCTGTTGAGCGTCTCGGGGTCGGTAAGTGGCCCCGGACGGATGGCTTGGACGGTGTTGTGATCGCGCCGGAGAAGTGGACCGCTCTCGCCGACCTTCGGTCCGAGGCTTCCGGACGGGTTTGCTTCGCGGTCGACGTGACCCCCGACCGCTCGAAGTCCGCGGTTGGGACCGCCGGGGTCCGGGGTGACGGGAAGATGCATCTGGAGATGGTCGAGCACAGGCGTGGCACCGGATGGGTCGTCGGCCGTGTCGTCGAACTCGTCTGGATGCACAAGCCGACAGCCGTAATCCTTGACGCGAGCGGCCCGGCGGCAACCCTTCTCCCCGAGTTGACGAAGGCGCTGCGCGAGTCCGAACACGGCGACCTGCTCGGCACGTTGAAGGACGGGGAAATCACGGTCGTGAACGCGAAGGAGCACGCCCAAGCGTGCGGGATGCTCTTCGACGGTGTTGAGCAAGGCACGATCCGCCATCTGAACGAGCCGGACCTCCTGGAGGCGATCCGCGGCGCCATAAAGCGGCCCCTCGGCGATGCATGGGCATGGTCGAGGCAGAACTCCGGTATCGACATCAGCCCATTGGTCACGGTCACCCTGGCGCACTGGGGGCTTGTCACGCTTGGCGCGCCGGCAAAGCCGGAGGTGATCGACCTCAACGAGATCGCCGCGCGCATGGAGCGCGAAGGAACCCTCTAACCCAAGTTTCCAAGGGTGTCGTTGCAAGACGCACGACACCTCAACCCTCGAAGCAAAGGAGCCCAAATGGCTGATGTTGCTACCCAGAAGCAGGAGGCCGGCGCTTTCGAGCCCGTCACCGACCCGACAGAACCGCGTGCGGAGACACCACTGGAGCGGGCCACGCCACCCCAGACGACCCTCCACCTCACGACGGGCGAGGGCTTGAAGGTGGAGATGGTCCGCGAGGACGTACTCAGCGCCGTTGGAGCGGCTAAGGCTGGGTTCGTCGAGCTGGCGAACGATGTGCATGTAGCACTCGCTCACATCGTTCATTTCTAGACCTGCGAGAGGAGACGGCGCATGCTGTTTCGCAACCCGTTCTCCAACCGCAACTGCAAGGTCCGCCTGTACGTGAAGGACGGGCCGACGATCGAGGGTGTTCTTGCGGGGAAAAACCGCACGGATCTGATCATCTGGGCCCCAAGGCTCGTCACTGGCGAAGGCGCCAACCCCGTCGAGGTCTCAGGGCATGTTGAGGTCGAACGCAGCCAGGTGCTGTGGAAACAGATCATCGCCTGATGTCCGGCCATGTAGTAGCCACACCGCAGGGCAATCGGGAGATGCGCGCTGTCAGTGGAGCGCAGGAATGGGGTCCGACGACGGCTCCACCACCACCGGCAGGGTGGGGTGGGGGTGTCGTCACGACCGCCTCCGCTCTCCAGATCGCGGCGGTATACGGATGCGTCGGGCTGCTCTCCAGCTCGGTCGCCACTGCCCCCCTGCGGCTGGTCAATGATGACATTCCGAGCAAGGCGAGGCAACTCCCGCTCTCGCCGCTGATGACGAAACCGTACGCGGAGATCAGCCGGCTCGAGTGGATCGTTCAGTTCGTCGCTTCGCTCGCTTTGAGGGGCAATTTCTACGGCCAGATCATCGAGCGTGACCGGGATCTGTACGCCACCCAGGTCAAGCCGATACCGGCCGATGAGGTCAAGGTGCGCCGGGATTACTCCGGGAAGCTGGAATACCGGTTCTTCGGCAAGCTCGTCCCGCTGGACGATGTCGTCCACGTCAAGATGATCTCGATGCCGGGGATGCTGAAGGGCGTCAACCCGATCGAGGCGCTCCGACTTACTTTCGGGCTGTCGCTTGAGACGACCCGTTACGGCGAGAGCTTCTTCCGTAACTCCGCGTTCCCCTCGGGCGCGATCGAGACGGATGCGAGCCTCGATCAGACGGAGACCGAAGCGCTCGCTCGTAGCTGGATGGCGAAACACCAGGGAGTCGGGAAGGCGAACCTCCCCGCCGTCCTGACAGGTGGTGCGAAGTTCAAGCCGATCACTATCACCCCCGAGGATTCACAGTTCCTCGAAGCTCGCGGCTATTCGGCCGTGGAGATCAGCGGCACGATCATGCGCGTCCCCCCGCACATGGTCGGCCTGGTCGACAAGACCACATCCTGGGGTAGGGGCGTGGAGCAGCAGGAGCTCGGCTACACGCGGAACACGTTGCAGGACTACACCGGGCGCTTCGAAGAGATGATGACCGCCCTCCACCCGCCGAAGCAGTACGCGGTCGTGGACCTGAGCCATCGACTGCGGGGGGACACGCTTGAGCGCTCCCAGTCCGGGTCCCTGCAAATGCTCGCGGGCCTCGCGGTCGCGGATGAGATTCGCAGCGAGCTGTTCGACCGGCCGGCGCTCCCGAACGGCGAAGGCAAAAAGCCGTTCGTGCCCATCAACACGGAGCTGCTCGAAAAAGCACTTGAGGAAGTTGAAGCCGCGAAGGCGGCAAAGGACGAGCCACCGGAGGTAGCCCCTCCGGAGCCTTTCACGTAGCGCCTGCCAAAGGAGGCAGCGGATGACCAAGACCGACCTTTCCGGCGAGTACCGGCTGAAGAGAGCTATCCGCGCGGGCCGAACAGGCACCAACGACACACGCCTACGCGCCATCGAGGACGCTCGGACGCTTGGGCTCTCCGACCTCATACCTGACGCTTGGGATGACGCGGGCGTGTCTGAGAAGCGCGAAACCGCCAAGGACTTGTTCACTGCGCTGGAAGGCGCCGTCCAGGACGCCTACCCGGATAGGTACACATGGGTGCAGGACTGGGACGGCGAAGACAACGACGGCTACCGCGTCATCTACCAGGTCGGCGAGGATCTACTCGCGGCCCCATTTTCATCTGATGATGACGGCAAGATCGAACTCGGCGACTCGGCGAAGGTCCGGCCGATCACGGGCTACATCGAACGAGCCGCGCAAAAGGAATGCACGACCTGTGACGGAACCGGCAAGATCAAGGGCGAAACGACCGGATGCCCCGACTGCAACGGCTCCGGCGTTCAGGAAAACTCCGCGCCGAAGGTCACCGCGCAGCATCGCGCTCGCTATACGCGCTCCCTCGAGCGGCGGAAGGCTCGGCTACCGAAGCGCGGCGAGAGAGAGATCCGCACCCTTCCGATCGAGGATTTCGAGCTGCGTGACAGCGATGAGAAGGAAGGCGTCAAGGTGTTCGAAGGCTACGCCTCTGTTTTCAACCGAAAATACGACATCGGGCCGTATGAAGAGCGGATCTTGCCCTCCGCCTTCAAGCGCAGTCTGAAAAACCCGGAGCTTGACTGTGTTCTCCGCATGGAACACGAGGATTTGCCGCTCGCCAGGACCAGCTCGGGCACGCTCATTCTTCGAGAAGAGGGTGTTGTCGGCCTAAAAGTCAACGCAGACCTAGCCCTAGACGACCCCGACGTTCAACGCCTGATCCCGAAGATGCGCCGCGGAGACCTGCGGGAGATGAGCTTCGCCTTCCGCTGCACGGACGACGACTGGTCCGATGACTACCTGCAAAGAGATGTGAAGGCCGCCGACATTCACAGGGGGGACGTGTCAATCGTCACCTACGGCGCCTCACCAACAACCTCCGCGACCCTACGCCACGCAGAGGAGGCTATCCACGCCCTTCGCGGGTACGGCGCGGACGCTTTCATCGAGGCTTGGGTTGAATGGCGGGACTACACGCTCCTCGCGGAGGAGGATCGTGCCGGAAAGTCGATCAGCGCTTCCAATATGGAGGTGCTCTCCAGCGTTCTGAATCTCGTCGCGTCTGCCGATGAGGCGGTCGACGAGGCCCAGCCGTTACTCGCCGAGCTGATGGGCGTTCCCAACCCGGACGCGACGGAACGCGCCGCTGAGGCGCCGGGTAGCTCCACCGTGCTCGTCCCGGTCAACTATGCGCTTAGGGCTCGCGCGCGGCGACTGGCGGCCGGACGATGACCCTCACCGTGATCGAGAAGCGGACCTATCACCGGGGTGGGGAGCACAGCTACTTCCAGGACCTCTACCAAGCCCAGATCGAACGTAACGAGGAGGCTGAGGCTAGGCTGCAGAGGCATGCCGTGGAGTATCGGGCCGAGCGTGCGGGAGTGGAGCTTGAGGCGGTGTTCGGCACCGCGATAGACGGGCGTGGCGACGAGTACGACTTCGAGGTTCGCGCCAACTGGACCCCCGGCTCGGGCGGGTATTTCGCACCCCCGCTGTGGCTGATCGAGCGGTTCGCGGACATCCCCCGTCCCGCACAGGTGCTTGCGCGCCTCCTTCCGAAGGTCCCCCTCCCTCGGGGTGCTCAGTCCATCAACGTGCCCGTCCTGACATCCAGCACGGACACCGGCCCATCTCCGATCGACTCCGACAGCCCCGATACCGACCTTGCTGGAACGGCGAACGAAAACCCCGTCGTGACGATCGACGGCACCGAGGACGTACCCCAGCAACTCCTAGAGCAGTCCCCGCAAGGAGCACACCTGGACTGGGTGATCTTCTCCACCCTGCAGGCTGGCTATGACGAAGAACTGGAGCGCCAGCTCCTCGCCGGCTCCGGCGCCGGCCAGATCCTCGGGCTTTCCAACGTCCCCGGACGAACGGAAATCAGCTACGCGGGTCCAGCGAAAGGCACCACCCTTTACCCGATCCTTGGACAGGCAATGGCCGCTGTCGGTAACAAGCGCAAAGTGCCGCCGCAGGCATGGCTCCTAAGCACGTCTCGCTGGGCGTGGATCGGCACAGCGGAGGACACCCAAGAACGTCCGCTCCTCGTGACGGACAACGTGGGGAGCATGTTCCCCATCGGCTCGCTGGTTGGGATCAACGCATACCTCACTGACGCAATGTCCAGCACCAAAGGCGGAGAAGTACCGATCGTTCTCTGCGTCCCCCAGGATCTCCTGCTACTCGAATCCGACCCAATCACCCGGGTCATGATGGAGCCGGGGTCGGGAACGATGCAGGCACGTATCCAGATGCACCGATACGCAGCGGCGATCACAGGCAGATACCCGTCAGGGATAGCCGTGGTCAGCGGGGCCGGAATGGTCCCAGTCGAACACTTCTGATCTTGCAGTAACCCGCATTGTCGTCCACCGGAGCCGCACCTTCACGCCCTCTACGCGCGTGCTGGTCCTTGCTCCGGTCCGCGACCGCCCGGGAGTCAACCAACGCCCGCTAGGGCTCCCGATGAAAGGACGGTCCGGCGATGCCCGAGACCATTACAGATGAGATGACACTGCTGGAGAAGCTCCAGGCGAAAAGGGCCGCATTGGCAGCCGAGATCGACCCGTTGATCGAGGCCCGCGAGAAAGAGCAGGCCGAGTTCGAGGTTCGCATGCAGTCCGAGCAGGACGAGGAGAAGCCCTCCGAGGAGCAGCGGACCGAGTTCGCCGAGGCGGAGACGCAGTTCAACGCCGACCTACAGGGCAAAGAAAAGGAAATCAACAGCCTCGATCTCCGCATCGGGCGCCAAGAACTCGTCGAGCGTGGCCGGGACATCGCGGAGCGCGCAAGCACCCGCGAAGGCACCGTGCGAATCACCAGCGAACCCGAAGTCTACGCGCGGATGGGCGACAAAAACGCTGCGTCCTACTACATGGATATGGCGGCCCGTATGCGTCCGGAACTCCGCTCCGAGCTCGGCCCGAAAATCGACGGCTGGGAGGAGCGTCAGGAGACGCACCGCAAGATGATGGAAGACATCATCCCTAAGCGTGACGAGCAGCGCAAGCGCGATGCGGAGAAGCGCATCCAGGAGGGGGAGAGCGCCACCCGTGGACGCCTCGGCGTAGAGGCCCGCGACATGGAGGTGAACCCATTTGAGAGTCGCGCCCCCTCAAGGACCCCGGGGCAGGGCGGATATTTCGTGCCGCCGCTGTGGCTGATCGACGAGTACATCCCGTACTTGCGTCCGGGAAGGGTCGCGGCGGAACTCGCGCGGCATATTCCCCTCCCCCGGGGGACGGATTCGATCAACGTGCCGAAGCTCACCACCCCGACCGTTGTCGGAGTGCAGAGCCAGGACAGCGCGGCACTCCCGTCACAGGACATCAAGGACAACTTCATCAACGCGGGCGTGAAGACAATCGCCGGCTTTGCTGATCTGCCCTTGCAGCTCATCGAGCAGTCCCCGGGAACGATCATCGATCAGGTCGTCACCCGCGACATGATGGGCGCCTACGACGTGACTCTCGACCAGCAGGTGATCTCCGGTAACGGTACCGGAGCTCCGCTGTCGGGCGGGCAGATCGTCGGACTCTATCCGGCAGCGAACTGGGAATCCACGAAAGTAACGTGGACTGCCGGCTCACCTACGGGTCAGGGGTTCTTCCAGCTCCTCGGGGCCGTCGCGTCGAAAACGGCGTACAGCCGCTTCAACCTGCAGGACTTCGCGTACCTCTTGCACCCCCGTCGTTGGTTCTGGGGCGCGACGTACACGGACACTGTGGGTCGTCCGCTGGTTGAGGGTGGGGGTTTCGAGAACTTCAACTCGACGATGGCGAGCATCGGTGAGCAGACCCCGTTTGAGGGCCTGGTTGGCCGGGTTCCCTTCGGGCCGAAGGCGTACATCGACGCGAACATGCCGATCACGGATACCGGGCACGAAACGGCGTCGAAAGGCGACGCCGATATCGCGATCGGTGCGATCTGGGATGACATCTGGCTGTTCGAGGGTGACGTGCGGACGGACGTGTTCGACCAGACCCTCTCAGGAACACTGGAGATTCGCTTCCGCCTGTACAACTACGTCGCCCTCCTGCAGCGGTATGGACAGTCGGTGTCCATCGCTACGGGCTCCGGGTTCGCCCCGCCGACGACGGTTGACGGAACGCCCTACTAGCAGTTCGACCACTGGCCCGCCGGCGTTCTGCTGGCGGGCCGTCACCCTCGACCCCGAGTGGTCGAAACGGAAGGAGCATCATCATGGCTGGACCTGATCTAGTAGCCGCGAGCTACCAACTGCTGGACCCCTACAGGAAGCTGTTGGGCAACAACGGCCAGGCATCACAGGCCAACAAGGGCATCCGTACGAACCTCGCGTTCTTCGGAGCCGGTGGCCTGACGGATGGCGCGCTGGCGGCCACGGAAGTTGCATGCGTCGTGCCGATCCCTGTCGACGCCGGGGACCTTCTGAGCAAGGTCACGTTCCTCGTCGGCGCGACGGCCGCGGGGACGCCGACGCACTCGTTCGCCGCGTTGTATTCAGGGGTTGCCTCACCAGCCCTTCTGGCGCAGTCGAAAGACGGAGGATCGGCGGCGATCGCGAAAGAAGCACCGTTCACGTTCACGCTGGAATCGACCGTCGAAGCGAACGGCACGAACGCTCCGAACGGTTTCCTCTACGCGGTGATCGTGGTTGCCGCTTCGACGGTTCCCACGGCCGCTGTGGCAGCCACTCCGAAAGCGATTGGCTACCAGTGGTATGCGGGTGGACCGCTGTTCCTGTCCGCCACGGCGGGATCTTCGCTTTCGACCAAAGCGGAAGCGACTCTCGGCACGCAGACCTCCAAGGCCGTGGCTCCCCTGGTCTTCCTCTCCTAGAGATGCATCCTCGAGCGGAAATGTTCCTCCAAGAGCGGGCAAAGGCCCGCTCACGGGGGGACCGGAGTGTCGAGCGCTGCATGAATGTGGAGCTCGACCGGATGGGCTACCGGGAGACTGTTATCCCGGAGCCGATGGAGACCACGATGGCTCCGAACCCGAAAAAGGGTCGGCCACCCAAGCCCAGGTGCGAGCACAACATGATCGCCGACAGGTGCCCCGACTGCAACGATGAGCTGGCGGTCTGATGCCCGGACAGATCACGATCGGCGGTAAGGCCGAAGGGCCCACGGGGCAGATCGACATCGGCCCGAGCACGATGACCGGCAGCAGCGTCGTCGGGGCTGTCGAGACGCTTGAACTCGTCAGCGGCGACAACGCTGTCCCGGTGCCGAAAGGTACGACGGCAGCGGTGGTCGTCTTCACCGCAGACTACGAAGGTGGCGAAGTAAAACTGCGCACAAGCCTGAACCCGGGCGACGCTGGCCTGCCCCTCACGGCACAGGGTTACGCAGTGCTCCCACTGGCCGCTGGCACCACGTCGCTGATCCTGCACTCCTCGGGGTCGACGAGCCCTGTCGGCGTCACTTTTATCTAGGAGGCTGGTATGGCTACGATCGGCTCATTTGCTGGGCGCACCGCCCAGCTCGGCAGCAAGCTATCCCAGCTCGGCAACATCGTTCTCGGCCTAGGGGCAGGAGGGCTGCCAAGGGGACTCCCAGGTCTCGTGGAAGCGGCTAGTCCTCCAGTGCCCAGGCGTGACGAAGCGGGCGAAGTGCGCCCATGAGCCTGCCGGAACTCTTCGCCAACCCATTCTTCACGCAGCTCGCCGAAGCCTGCACGTCGAACGCTACGACGATCACCGTTCAGAAGGCCGCTCCGGAAGCGTTGCAGAAAGAAGGCCAGTTCCGAGTTCTCTTGGGCGCCGCTGAGTACGCCCTCGTGACCGGTGGGTTTACGAGCAACGGAAAGACCTGGACGGTCACCCGCGGCGTGGAAAGCACCGCCGTCTCTCATGCTCAGGGTGAGGAAGTGCTGCATCTCCTCACGGCAGGCTCCCTCGGGAGTCAGAGCGACGCTGCGGCTGGTGTGCCGTCGCTACGCACGCTGGGCCCGGATGCGCAGCAGGCCGCACCCGGGACCACGAAGGCCGAAGCTGAAGCTGGCGCGGAGGTGATAGCCGAGGCCGTCGCTGCGGCTGGCGTCGCCGTTGAGAAGGGCAGGGCCGAAGGCGCCGAGAGCGCCTTAGCGGTAGGACTCGGTGCGGAGATCACGCGCGCCGAGGCCGCCGAGGGATCAAACTCCACGGCGATCACTACCGAGAAAACCCGCGCGGAAACGGCGGAGGCGACGAAGGCCAGCTCCACGGCGCTGACCACGGAGACCTCAGCCCGGGAAACAGCCGTCTCGGCCGAGAAAGGCGCGCGGGAAACCGCGGACAGCACCCATGCGGCGCTGACTACTACCGCGCATGGTGGGATCGTCGCTGGCACGGACTCCCGGTTGACGAATGCCCGTACGCCTACCGCTCACGCTTCGACGCACGCTGAAGCGGGCAGCGATCCGCTGACGACCGCGGATCTCCCGAGTTCGGTGGTAAACGGCAGTACCGCCGTCCTCGACGTGAGGCAGTTCCTAGCCGGTGGTGTCGTGGACTGGGCGGCGGCGCTCAAAGCGATGGAAGAACAGCGCAAGGCGCTGCTGACGCCGCTCGACATAGCTTTGAAAGAAGGCCCGGTCCTCGGCAACAAGGAACACGTCACCGGGAATGTCGCGACGTTCAAATACCACTTCATCTTCGAGGGTTGCCCAACGATCACCCTTCCGGTGATGGCGGAAGGGCAGTATGCGACGCGGTTCAACGAAACGGCCGAAGGCGTCAACGTCAACGCGGCGCTCTACAAGCACCCGGACATCATCTTGGACGGGGATTTCCGCATCGCTGGGAGCGGCAGCGGAGACGGCGGCTCGTTCATGTCCGCCTACCGCCGCACGTTCGCCGTCAACGGTGTGATGAGCGGCGAAAACTACAAGAACGGCGTCACCGAACGTGGCTACACCGATCACACCTTCGTAAAGGGCGTCCACACCGATCACACCGTCACCGGCTACGCGCTCCAGAGCGAAGAAGGCGACGGCAAGGTCATCGCTCAGGTCATGGCCTTCGCCGGGAAGGGCTACCTCGGCAAGCATGGCTCCGGGGTGTTCGCGTGCCCGGTTAGCGGCACCCATGAGTTCGACGCCGCCAGCTTCACGCTGTTGCAGAACCACCTGGAGGGTGATGGCCCAAACGAAGTCGGCGGCAAGACCACGAGTCCGCTGCTGCTGTTCAGGGGCGGCGTCTACAAGGTGCAGGACTCTCGGCTCTATACGCTGGCGAATCCCGCGCGGCCGTGCATAGAAGTGGACGACACTGAAGTGGCCAATCGCGCGACCGATCTGACGCTCGACATGACGCGGTTCCTGCAGAGGCTGGATGAACCGGGAGCTGCGGGTGAGGCCGAGCCTGGTGGCAACCTGCTCGGCGTTGCGATCAAGCTGAAAGGGTTCTCCAAGCAGTCCACCCTGAAGCTCATAAACGTGCGGGGAGAGTGCTTCCAGCAGACCAGCGCGGCCTCTCAGTTCGACTCGCGATCCAAGATCGGCATTCGCATCGAATCAGACGACGAAGGCCTGCAGACGCAGCTCACAAACCGGCGCGTGATGATCGCGAGCACGGACTGCATCATCCGCTACAACACTTCGACCTCCTCATGGGAGGTGCGTCCGCTCGGCGGCAACAACGACTCGGTCACGACGCACCGCTTCTCGACCCCAAACCTCGTGCTGAGCAAGTTCGCTTCGGGCAGCACCCAAGCTAAAGCGGCCCCGACGACGCGAGCTGCGGGCAAACACTATTACCGGGGCTACGCTGTCGATGATCGCGGGCGCAAGACGAACATGGGCGCGGAAAAGCTGGTCACGCTCGCGGCAGGCGAAGTCCCGAACGTCGAAATCGAAGCAGGGCAGGCGTGCCGCTTCATCCTCGAACACGGCACCGCAGAAGGTGTCTTCACCGACTGGGTGGAGATCGTGCTGCCCCAGGGACAGGCGTACCTGGCCGATATGGGATCGGCGATCGGGGGCGCGGCGTGGTCAACGGAAGGCAAACCGACGGCTCAGACCACGGCAGCCGCTGAAAACAACACGGCAACAGGACGCGTGCTGCTCGACTCCAACGGTGTCGCTGAGAGCTTCGGCCCGGAAATCCCGACGACGGGCTCATGGCAGAAAGCGGGCGACCTGTACACGCTGACACCTTCGGGCATCCGCTGCGTGTGCGCTACGAGCGCGATCGCCAACAACGGCGGCACATGGATCGCGCTGCTGGTTGGCGCGAACGAGCTGACAGCCGGCGAGAGCACCGTTCCCCGCGAATCGGCTGCGGCGACGACGATCGCAGCGACGACCAAACTACTGCGGCTGGCGTTCTTCACCGCCCGTAAGTCCGAGACGATCAAAACGCTCCGGGTCGTTACGACCGCCACGGCCGCCGCTGCGACTCCCTCGCTGATCCGGCTGGGTGTCTACTCGGTCTCTGAAGCCGGCGCCCTGGCGCTCGTAGCATCGACCCCGAGCGACACGACGCTGCTTGCAGCAGCGAACACCCGGTACTCGAAGAACCTCTCAGCGACGTGGGCGAAGGTGGCTGGCTCGCGCTATGCGATCGGGCTGCTCGTCGTCACAACGGCGGCGGCCCCGACGATCGCCGCGATCTCCTCGTCGGTGGGGAGCACAGAAGCCGGCGAATCACCGCGCCTCTGCGCAGCACAGGCCGAACAAACAGACCTGCCAGCAGAAATCGAAGCCGCGTCGCTCACGAACTCGGCGTCGATCCCGTACTTCTCGATGACGCCGTAGCTCTACCGCTATGCGTGACCTTCGGTAGACGCACTGGCAGTGGGATCATTCGAGCAATACGGAACCGACGTGACGTCGGGAGGGCGCAAATGGTAGCCTCAGATCGATGGAACACGCGAGCGAATAGGCGGACATGGAGCTCGACCTCGACAAGCTCAACCAGTGGTTTACGGACAAGTGGGACCACGGGCCGTGCCCGGTCTGCAAAACGGACCTCTGGACGCCTCTGCGGAGGCTCGGAATGGTGCCGAACCTCAACCCGACGGGCCCAATCACGACCAATGTCGTGCCTGTGCTCCTCGTTGGCTGCACCAACTGCGGCTACACCCTTCAGATCAACGCGATCACAGCGGGCATTCTCAGGGACGAGGACTGGTCCGAGGAGCTGGCCAAATACAGCCCCGCTGAGCATGTCATTGAGGCGAGCGCATAGCCACGGAGCGGCCGATGCAGGTCGAAGGTGGGCACGAGGTGAGGCCGGCACGGAACGTCACGCCGCCGGGCACCGAGGACCTGCTGAGCGTCAAGCGCCCACTGGCTGCGGTCGCGATGACTGACGACCACTACAAACACGTCCAGTCGCTCATCAAACGGGAACTGAAGGGGCGCATCGAGAGCTCGGCCTGGTTCGCCCTCGCGATGTCTGCCTTTAGCGTCGCTGCGACCGTGGCGATCACTGTCGCCGCGACGTCAATCCCTGAAGCTGCGAATCGAGCAAAGATGGAGACGCTAGGGTGGGGCGCCTTCGCCTTCGCGATTTTTTGTCTCGTCGTGCTCCTCATGTTCCGTCGACGGAACGGCGATCAGCGGGCGCAGGACATCCTCGACATGATGGATCGCTACAACATGGCGGTCGAGCAGCATGGTGGGCATAGAGCGAGTGCTTCTGGCGATGTTGCTGCGACGCCTCTGGTTAGCGAACGTCCGCCGCTTTTGTGACTAGCGACTGAGTCGGTGCCGGTGGCTATGCATTGGCCAAGTGCCCGCCGTCTGCATGGTGTTGGCCCCGAGCCGCTCCGCTAGCTCCCGGGCACGTCGTGTAGCGGCATCGTGCCCTTGCACGATCTCATCGATCTCCAGCTCACCTCGTGCGCTGACCTGATGCCTGTCGTTCTCAAGCTGGCTGATCGTGACCGTTCCCCGCTCTCGCTTCATCACAGACCACGGGCCGGGTAGGGGCAGGTTCGCCATCCCCCCAGATTACGACGACAAGCCCAAAGGGGGCGAGCGTGCCCACGGACTTCTCAATCAAGCAGGGCGACGAACAGCCCATCCTCGCCGAGACCCTCGTCTATAGCAACGGCGAAAAGGTCAACCTGACGGGTGCGACCGTCACGCTCATCCTGCGGCAGCTCACGAGCCCCACTCCAGTGAGGCTCACCGGCACCCCGGCGATCACGAGCGCACTGGAAGGCGGCGTGTCGTACGCCTTCAGCGCCCAGGACACGGCTCAGCCGGGGATGTACATGGCGAGCTGGCAGGTCACCTTCGCCCACGGCGGCGGGACCCAGACCTTTCCAACCGACGGCTACCTCTCCGTGTGGGTGGAGGAGAACCTCACCGCACCCGGCACGAGGCAGATCATCAGCCTCCCCGAGGTCAAGGACCGTCTGAGTATCCCCGCGAACGACCGGGTGCATGACAGCAAACTCGTGGAATGGATCGAAGCCGTCCGGCCCCTGATCGAGAACCTCACGGGTCCGATCGTGCCACAGGTCTTCGACGAGTGGTACGCGGGAGGATCATCGACAATCAGCCTCCGCCACCGCCCACACACAGGGTTCGGAACAACCCCGATCCTGAACGTTCTCGCGGTCGGCGAGTACCGCGGGCCGATCGAGTACGACCTCCTGAACGTCAACAGCCCCGCCGCAGGACAGGTCTACAGCGTCCTCGTCGACAAGCAGCTCGGCTACATCGCACGTAGGACCGCGGGCGGGGGAGCGATGGCATTCGCCAGCGGCGGAGAACACGCCGGCCAGGACGTGCACGTTCGCTACGAAGCCGGGCAGGAAACGGTGCCGGCGAACGTGAAAATGGCTGCTGTCGAGGCGCTGAAATGGTGGTGGAACACCACACAGCCGATCGGCAAAGGCCTCATGGACCCCGCCGACGCGGAACAGCCCCGGCCGATGGTCGCCCTGCCATACCACTGCGAATCGATGCTCGCCCCAACACGCAAGGGGCCATCCATAGCCTGAGGAGGCCGCATGGCCGAAGACATTTTCGGGCCACTGGTGAGCCCCGAGGACGTAATCGATGCCGTCACCGCGACACTGCGGATATGGATGCCCGAATACCTCGCTGATCGCGAGCGGAAAACGGGACTCGAGCGGAAGGCGATCCCACGGCCGCCTACCCCGCAGAGCTACCACGGCGGAACAGATTTCGAGTCGTGGATCGGCGCCGAGGTACCCGAGGTCATGGTCACGGCCAAACCCTCAGGGCAGCCCGAGATTGGCTCGTACGGCTACACCCAGGCGTACGCAGTCGGCCTAGGCTGCCTGTGCGTCGGTGTCGGCGGCCTATTCGCCGAACGGGCGGAGGACGACGCACGGATCATGGCAGGCCACTACGGCGCCGCCTCGATGCTGCTAGTCCAGCAACCGGACCTCGGCGGTCTCGCCGAGCGTCTGCGGATGACGGCCCTACCAGAGGTGACCTTCCCCGACCCGGAACGCCGGGCCATCCAGCAGTCCATCACCGAGTTCGAGGTCTGGGTTCCCCAGGTAATCAAAGAGGACGCCGGACCACTCGGACCCAACCCTCAGGAATCACCGGGATATGAGGGGCACGAAGAACCGTTTGACGAAGCACCCACCGTAGAGACGGTGGACATCAAAGTTACCGTCGAGTAAGGAGAACCCGATGCCAGGAGTTATTGTCAGCAGCGGGGGGACCCAGCAATCAGCGGGCGTCTCCCTACAGATGGGAACGCTGTTCATTGTCGCCCCCGCCGCATACGGACCGGAAACGGTTACGCTCGTCCAGGGGCCAAGCGAGGGCATCGAATTGTACGGCCCCCGTGAAGGGGAATCCGTCAAAGTCTTCGACGCGCTGGACAGGTTCTTTGCTCTCGGCGGGTCACGCGCCTACGTAAAGCGCACCTCGGGAGAAGGCACGCCGGCCGCCGCGAAACTGGAACTGGAAGCAGGCTCAACAGCCAAAACACTCGTCGTGACGGCGCTCTACAGGGGGACGTACGGAAACGGCCTAAAAGTCGAAGTGGTCGAAAACTCTGGGAAAACCGCGACCAAGCTAGTCATCCTCAGCCCCGAAGGCGAAGTCCTCTCCACAAGCGGCGAATACGCCACGGCGGCGGAACTACTGGCGTGGGGCGAAGCGCATCAGACCTATGTCGTGATAACGGCAGGGTCCGGATACACGTCCGGCAAAAGCGAACTCGTCAAGAAACTCGTAGCGACAAAACTCGCGAGCGGAACGAACCCGACCGTCAACTCCAAATCGACTATCGCCAGCATCGAATCGATACCCAAGAGCCTCGGCCCCGGGCAACTGATCGTGCCAGGCAACAGTGAAGAACCCGTGCATGTAGCGATGGCCGAACATGGCCTGAAAAACAAACGCGATGCCCAGGCGGACCTCAAAGGCGCCGAAGAAGTCGGCACAACCCCCGCATCCCTGAAATCCGAAAAAGGAGCGATCCCGTCCGGGGTCGCAGAACGCATCAACTTCTTCGCGCAGGCCTGCTACGCACCGGGACTAGCCGGAGGCACGACACGCATCATCCCCGCCTCCGTCGTCGCCGCCGCGCAGCTTGCGAAGGTGTCCCGCACCGGTAACAACAACCAGGCCCCGGCAGGTGTGAACTGGCCCCTCGGACCTGAGATCACGGGATTCGTCAATACCTACAGCGAAGCACAGATGACCTCCCTGGAAGAATCGGGGATCAACTGTTTCGCCGAAGTGAACGGAACCCTCTGCCTCTATGGGGCAGCGTCCGCCCTTCCGTCATCCAAGAACGAATTGCTGTGCCAGTACCCCCCGGTGCGGGCCGTAATAGCGATCGAAACGGAATCCGAAGAAGCGGGCCAGGCCTACCTCTTCGACAGGATCAGCGCCGATTCGATCGCTGAATTCGCGGGGGATCTCGGGGCGATCATCAAACGTCAGAAGGAAGCGAAAGCAATCGAATCTGGCGAAGTCAAGGTCGGCTCGCCGATCAACACGCCCGAAACGGCGAAAGCAAAGCAGCTCAACGCAGAAATGGTGGTCACGATCGACGGTATCGCCACGACGATCAACGTCCGCGTCACGAGCACAGCCAACCTCGAAATCGCTTAGGAGACAGCCATGGCGCAAGTGCAGATATTCCGCTCCGATCAAGTCTCGATCGGGGTAACCGTGGCTGGCATGAGCCTCCCTAACGAATCCTGGGATGTCCTAGAAGGGGCCGAGAAGACCGTAGAGGGCCTCACGGTGATGCCGGGGGGGCAGCTCCCGCAGAGGGCTCTCGGTGGGATCGCCAAGCGCGGTCCTGCGACCGTGAAGAAGCTGTGGTCCGCGCCCATCCTGCTGGTTTACAAGGAACTGGAGGAAACGGCAGGGCAGGCGCTCATCACGATTACCTATTCGGTGAAACCCAGCGCGAAGGCATCTGCGGTGTTCTCGGAGACCTACACCGGGATCACGGGAACGGTGTCGCGGCCGAACTATGACGCGGAGAAATCCGAGGTGGCGTACATGACGCTGATGGCGGACCTCGACGGCGACAGCCAGTAGGCAAACACTCGATGGAGGGAGACTCAATGGAGCAGACCGAGGCGGTCCTGGGGTCCCTGAGGGCCCATATCACAGGCGACATGAAGGCGAAGCGCGCCAGCACGGTTGAGAAAGTCGCAGTCCCACGTTTCAATGGGCGGCTTATCCTACGGTGCCGGACGATGTCCGACCGGGACCTGCTGCGCCTCAGCCTGGATGCACAGGAGGCCGACGACCAGGTTGAGGGGCTGATCGACGCTGGCATCACCGCCTTGCTGAACTCCTGCGAGGGGTGCGAGACCGACCAAGTCGACGCACAGGGAAGCCCCGTCGATCTCGGGCGCGCGCTTGGCCTCGAGCTTTCTACCTACCTCGGCGAGGAAGCCGGATGCGGGCAGGCCCAGGACGACCGTGAGGCCGTAGTGGAGATCTTTGGCGGCGAGGCAGACATCGTCGAGACGGCGAACAAACTGGGCCAGCTGCAGGCGCGGGCCAATAGCCGTATCGCAGAGGACACGGTGGGAAACTCCGGGGCGGCCAGCTAGCCAAACTGGCCGCCTCCTGCTGCGTCGCGGGGGTCCCGATCGACCTTGAGCGACTATTGGACGACGCCGACCCGGCATATGTGCTGATGCTCTCGGCGGTCCGTGACAACACGGTCGCTCTGCTGAACGAGATGACCTAGGGGGCCACATGGCGACCATCACAGAGCGCGGCACGGGTGGTATCGATACCCGCGACTTCAAGGCCGTCGCGAAAGCGTTGAAAAAGGCCCAGCCGCTGGTGCGCACCCAACTGCTCCGAAACTTCAAGCTCGTCGGCGGCCTTGTCGCCAAGGATGCGCAGGCGATTGTCGCAGAGCACTCGGAGTCGATCCCTCCGACCGTCAAGGCGAGAGTACGCGGAGTGGGCGTATCGGTGGTAGCGGGGGGCGGGGAAGTCGCCATCGCGGGACTCTTCGAGCTGGGCAACACGGGCAATAGGAAATCCGCCAGCGCATCCAGCAAAGGCGTCTTCAGACATCCCGTACACGGCAATCTCCAGAACTGGGTGAATCAACCCATGCACCCATTCCTCGCGCCTGCGGGTGAAAAGAACCGGGCGAAGACCGACGCAGCCGTGCTCGAGGCGCTGGACGCGGTGACGGAGGTGATCGTACTCGGAGAGTAGGAGGGCGTAATGGCGGAGCGGGTTGTGAGGTACATCATTACCGGCGACTCAGCCGGGGCCGTCAAGGCAATGAAAGCGACCGAAGTCGCCGCCGGTAAAGCCGGCGAGGGCCTAGAGAGGACGGGCTCCAAACTCAAGTCGCTTGGCAGCGGCATGAGTTCCTTCGGCCACAAGCTGTCCGCCCTCTCCCTCCCACTACTCGCGGTCGGCGGCTACTCGATCAAAGCCGCGATGGATTTCCAGACGTCGATGACGCAGATCCAGACGCAAGCCGGCGCGTCTGCCTCTGAGGTCAACAAGATGAGCTCCGCGGTACTCAAGCTCGCCCCGAAGGTGGGGGAGGGGCCATCGGAACTCGCCGCGGCCCTTTACCCGATCGAGTCTGTCGGCTTGCGGGGCTCCAAGGCCCTCCAGGCGCTTACCGCGTCCTCCAAGGGCGCGCAGATCGGCGGCTCGGGGCTCGTCGAAACGGCGAACGCTATGGCTGGCGCGCTGCGTGTTCAGATGCGCGACACGAAAAGCGCATCTGGGGCCATGTCGATCATGGACGGGATTGTCGGTCTCGGCAAGATGCACCTCGCCGAACTGACGGAAGCGATGGGGACCGGCGTACTTACTAGCGCGAAGCAGGCCGGTCTCGGCTTCCGCGACGTAGGCGCTGCCCTTGACGCGATGACACGGCAGAACATCCCCGCGCAGGTCGAGGCGACGAGGATGCGCCTGACCTTGACGCAGATGACCGCGCCGACAGGGATCGCGAAGCGGGCGCTCAAATCGCTCGGCCTGGGGCAGTTCTCGCTCGCGAACGATCTTCGCAAGCCGCAGGGGCTCATCGTGGCGATGCGTGACCTTCGTGCGCACCTAGCCGGACTGAGCAAGGACCAGCAGGACTTGGATCTCTCCGAGGCGTTCGGGAAGTCGAAGGGCTCGGCGAACGTGATCGGACTGCTCAACGCGCTACCGGAAATGGAAAACGTCCGCAACAAGCTGTCGAGCTACAACGACAAAACACTTAACAGTAAATTCTCTACGAGGGCCGCCAACGCCTCATTCAAGATGCAACAAGCGCTAGCCGCAGGCAAGGCGGCGCTCATCTCGTTCGGTCAGACGCTGATCCCGGTTGTGATTCCGGCCTTGACGAAGTTCTCAAAGATCGTCATCGGCGGCATTGAATGGCTGAAGCGGATGCCCAAGCCGCTGAAAGACGTAGTGGTCGAGTTCACGCTGCTGCTGGCGGTGGGTGGACCGCTGCTGATCTTCTTCGGCAACATGATCGGTGCGGTCGGATCGGTGATCTCGCTTCTCGGAAAACTCGGGCCGGCGATGGCGACCGCGAATGCCGAGACCGGTGGCGCGGGGCTTGCAGGCACGCTGGCAAAATTGGGCGGTGGCTTCAAGTACCTGGCTACCGAGATAGCGCTCCCGGTAGCGGCCCTCACGGCGATGCTCTGGCTTCTGCAGCATATCCATACCCCGAAGTGGCTCGAGAGGGAAGGAAAGGGACAATCCGGCAGGGGAAAGCCGAAGTCGTTACTGGAATCGGCAGCCTCCGCAGCACCTTGGGCGCCGAAAGGGACCATCGCCGAAGCTGGCCTCACGCCTAAGGAAGAGCGGGAGTCCCTCCAGCGACTCTACCGCTCCCAAGTCCATCCCGGCGTCTCTAGCTTGGCCGCGCTCGCGGCGGCGGGCATGGGCCCATCCTCACCCGCAGCAGCGGCCGCCACGGCTCGGTCAACGGAAATGACCAAAGTCGACCTGCACGTAGAGGGCCGCTTGTTTGCCGAAGCGATCGTTCCGCACCTGCGTAACAACATGACGCTGGTGAAGCCGATCGCGGAAGGCGTCACGAAGTACGCGCAGTCGAAAGCTCCACGCTGATGACCGAACTACCGAAGATCCTGCGGAGCTGGCCTCAGCCGAAGTCGGGGAGCGGACCCAAGGCGGCCAAAGAAGCTAAAGAGCACGCTCTTCCACATCGCGCAATCGGCGCGCTACAGGAAGTGGGGTTCCTCGGGCTCACCCTCACCGGAGAATCCCGAGCCTTCACGGCGCTGGCCGGGGAAGGCGCTCCCACGCCAACTGAAGGGTGGGTGAAAATCGCGAAGGTGCAGCGCTTCCAGCGCACGTCGATCACAACGCCCGAAGGCTACGACCCATACGTGCTCTCGGTGCCGGTGCTTTTCGACGCGGTGGCCCTGACTAAAAACCGCCCCGATGTTGAGGCGGACATCCTCACGCTGGAATGGATGGCCGGCCGCTCACGTCAACCCGGGGAACTCGTAGGCCCACCGCCACAGGTTTCGATATACAGCACCGACAGCAGTGGCAACCTGACGAACCTCGTGCCGAAGCAGTTTCAGACCGTCAACGGCAGCGAACAGCTCTGGTACCTCGGCCCGATCACGTTCGACCCCAACCCGCTCAGGGACAAGGGCGGCGAACGCCTGCGCCAGGCCGCGACGATCACGCTCACAGAAATCGTCGATACGGCTAGCCAGGCTGCGGAAGCCGCTAGGGCTAAGGCGTCCGTCAAGGGGAAGTACCGGACGGTGCGCTCCACGGCGGCCGCAGACACGATCAAAAAGGTCGCCCAGGCGCAGGGCTTTCCCCGCGGCGCGGTGAGCAAGGAAGCGTGGAAGGTGATCCTCGCGGCTAACCGCAACCTCGGGACCAGCGCTGAAAAGAAGCTGCGCCCCGGGACGAAGGTCAAGATCCCTGAAACCCTCTACAGGCCGGTGGCGAGATGACCCGACTGGGCGAAGAAGTCGCCGAAAACATCGCGTATCGCACGCCCGAAGCACAGGCGATGGCGGACCTACTCGCGAAGCGCGTGAAGGCCACCAGCACGCGTGGAAGCGTCAACGAGGCGGAACTCTCAGACCGTATCGGCGAGATCGAAGAAGAAACGCAGATCAACGGGCCGGACTACATCAAAGTCCACATCATCGATCCCGAATGGACACTACAAGGGTCGGGGTTCGTTGACGTTGACTCGCAGGGCCTCCTAGACGAAATCGAGATCGAATTCCCCGAGGGCAGCAAACGCCTCTGGATCTTCTGCCAGGTTGAAGGCTCTACGGACATAACCGAACCGAACTTCATCATGACCTTCCAGGACAAGCTGTTCGCCAAACTGCGAGCGTTCTGGAAACCGATCACTGCCCCACCCGGTACCAAGACCAGGGCGCAGTTCGTGCACGACCTACTGGTCGAAGCGAAGATCCCGGCGGTCATCCCCGGCATCGGCATCCTCCAACCCGTAGAAGAAGAAACAAAGGGCGAAGCTGGCCAGATCGTCATCGAAAGTGCAATCAGCAACGCCAACAAGACCGCTGCCGCCAACAAGTCCCCCGGCGTCACGGCCGGAACGGCAATCACGATTAAGGGCGTAGCCCCAACCGCAGAACAGCTACATAACATCAACGCGGCGCTTAGCGAGGCCAACCAGCTAAACGCAGGTCCCCTCGCGACGGAAGCCCTCGTTGAGGCGTGTATCACCGAGAACGACTTTACAAACACGGGCGAAGGGTTACTCCAGGTAATTCCAAGTACGGCGGCGGGACTAGGGATCTCGGAGACGGACATCCCGGCCGTCGTGACGGCGTTTCTAACGAAGGGATTCGGGGGGCAGGGGGGTGCCATCGCCTACGCTAGGACGCACCCCAACGCACCCGCATACGAAGTCGCCCAGGCCGTGCAGGCATCTGGCGCAGGGGAAGCCAGCAAAGGCGCCGCGAACTATGGGCAAACGACCCCAACGAACACTCCCGCTGAGGCTAGGGCCATCATTCAGGGGGGCGGAGGAGCTTCGGGGAACAGCGCAGGCGCCGAAGCCAAGAGTGACATCGGGCAGCTCAAACGCGGCACGGACGGGAACCCCGACGAAGACAGTGGCGAATGCATAAAGCGACTCGCGCAGCAGGTCGACTGGTTCGCGTTCTCCGACGGACTCTGCTTCTACTACATGGACGGACCGGAAATCGCAGCCCAACGTCCCGCCCTCTATGTCGACATTCCCAACAATCATGTCGTCAATCGAGCCGGGGGGAGCGAATACGGCGCGGTCCTGTCGCCCTCGACCTACACGATCGACAACACGGCGTTTGAATATCGCCTGACGCACAAAATCAAACAGCGCACCCAACGACGCTCGAGAGCCATCAAGCCATCCTCGCCATCTGAGGTCAAACTGGACCTGATCTGCGAGATAGGCCAGTACGTAAGCGGGCAGGTCATAGCATTCGTCCACTCCGCCCCGGTCAGCAGCATAGGCCGCTGGATCATTGTGCAGACCACCCGGAAATGCATGAAAGACATCTTCACGGAAATCCTGTGCGAGCCGCCCGTCGAACCGCTACCAGAGCCGAAGGAAAGCACCAAGGAAGAAGTCCCCGGCGAAGAAACGGAACCGGCCGGGACCGTCCCGGTAGAAGCGTCCGGCACGTCGGTGCCGCAAGCCAAGTGGAACCCAGAGAACAAGCCGATCGCCAACTGGATCATCCCGATCGCTATGTGGGTCTCCGAACATGGCTGGAACGGAACCGTCGAGAGCGGATACCGAACGAACAGCGAACAGCTCGCGGCTGCGACCCACTACGCCGCCGAGCTTGGGGTGCCGGTGAGCCAGGAGTACCCGGACGGGCCGCTGGCCTCTAACCACTGCAAAAAGAACTACCCCGGCGGTGCGATCGACGTGACCGAACCCGACCAGTTCAACAAAGTCCTCCAGGGATATCCGAACAAGCCGACTCTGATCTGGGGAGGCACGACCATCGAGGATGCGGTGCATTTCTCGGCAACGGGCCATTAGATGTCCGGCGCGAACGTCGCGGACCTGCTCAAGAGCACCGCCGACGTGAACGTACAGCCGAAAGTGATACGCGGCTACATCTCTACGAACAGGGCGGCGCCGACGGGCTTCCCCGTCCCGGACTCTGAGGACAACCTGCTCTGGGTCATCTCCCCCGCGTACTCGCTGGATCGCCCCATCGGACCATGCTGGTGGAACGCCGACCATGGCGCGAGCCTGCCGGCGCAGGGCACTGAAGTGGTCGTGATCTTCGACGACCAAGAGATCCCTACGGTCATCTTCTGGGTGGGCGCGCATAGCTGAAGGAGGGTCGATGTCCGAAACGCCCGAACACCTCGCCGTTCCCTTCACGATCACCAAGACGGGTGCCGCCACGGTTGAGCAAGACACCCCCGAGGATGTCACGGGATGCGTCTACAACGTCGCTGTCTGCCCCGAAGGTTTCAGGGAGGATCAGCCCAGCTTCGGAGTCCCCGAATTGGCGTGGCAGGCCGTCCCGTTGGACCTCCCGACCTACGAAGCCGCAATCCAGTTTTGGGAGCGGCGCGCCGCACTTGAATCGAGCGAAATGGCTGACGGGATACAGAGGGCACGCCAGGTCAGCCTTGAGGTCTCGACATGAGTAGCCCGTTCGTTGAAGCGGAAATCGCGACCACAGGACAGCAACTCGAAGCGACCGCACGGGCGAAGCTCATCGAACTGGTGGAAGCCAGTGGCGTCGTCGGTTACGAAGCCAGCGAAGGCGATCTCGAGGTCGTCATCCTCGCCGTCGCTGCCGCAATGTTCTCCGGCACAGCACAGGCCGCTGCGGTCGTCCTCAACGCGATCTTCCGCGCCTTCGGCACGCAACTGCTCAAGCTCCCATACA